ATTTAAATAATTTAATAAAATATATATTAATTTATTATAAGGTCCAGAAGGACCTAGTATATTTAAATAATTTAATAAAATATATATATATATATATATTAATTTTTATAAGGTCCAGAAGTACCTAGTATATTTAAATAATTTAATAAAATATATATTAATTTATTATAAAATTAATATTATTAATAGTTATATATAAAAATAAAAAATAATTATGGCAAATTCAAATTATGAAAATCAACCAGTATATCAAATTCCTTTTGATGTATTAGAATTACCAAGTAAAGGTATTTTATATCCTAATAAAATTGATAGAGTTAAAGTTGAATATTTAGTTGGAAATGATGAAAATATATTAACTTCTTTCAATTTAATTCAAAATGGACAAGTATTTGATATTTTACTTCAAAGAAAAGTAAAAGATTTACCTTTTAGAACTGATGAATTATTAATTGGAGATAGAAATGCAATATTAATTTGGTTAAGAGCAACTGCATACGGAACTCATTATCCAGTTAAAGTCAATGACCCAGATACAGGAGAAGAATTAGAAGGTGCGTTAGATTTAACTAAATTAAAACCTAAATATTTAAATCATCAACCTGATGAAAATGGATTATTTGAGTTTGTTCTACCAATTTCAAAAAAAGTAGTAAAATTTAAATTATTAACAGTTAAAGATGAAAGAGAATTACTTCAAACTTCTGAACAAAAAATGAAAAGAGGTTCAAATATATCAACTCTTTTAACTGATAGATTAACAAAATTTATTAAATCAATAGATGGAAATACTGATGGTATTCATATTATGAATGAAGTTCAAATAATGTTGGCAGGTGATTCTCTTGCATTAAGAAAATTTTATGAACAAGTAGAACCTGGTTACGAATCCAAAGTAGATGTAGAATTGCCATCGGGAGGTGTGGTAAATTCCTTTTTTCGTATTGGACCAGACTTTTTTTACCCTGACATTAGAGTATCGTAAATATTTTGAAGAAGAAGTTTACTATATGGTTAAACATATAGGTTTTACTGATGCAGATGTTCAGAATATGCCAACTTATAGAAGGAAATTTCAGATTAATATGTTCTTAAAAGAATTAGAAGAACAAAAAGAACATTATGAAAGGGAAAACAGGAAGAATAAATTTAATAGATAAATTATTCTTCATCAATTAAATCTTTATAAAAATCTGTTGTTTTTAACCATTTACCCCAAGATGATTCCATAAATAAATCCCACAAAATAAAGGGTATTGATATTGTATTAATAATAGGAATAAACCAAATCCAAACTTTTTTATGGTAAATATCAGGATTAATTTTATAAAGTTTTAAATTAAATTTCCTTAATAAAATAACAGATATTATATAACCAAAAAATAATAAACTAGGTATTACATTAATACATGGGGATTTTAAACCATAACAATCACATATAGATGCATTTGTTGTTATAGATTTAACCCCAATAAGTATTAAAACACCAACAAACAAAAGTATTACAGAAAGTGTGGTTAATAAAGGATAATATTTTTTCATAAATTTATTTTATTGAAATAACCAAATTAAATCGTTAATTAATGTTTTTAAACCTAAATAAAATTTAGGGAATAAAATAATAATCCATATCCAACCAATTTCAAATTCATTTTCTTTTGGATTAAATTTTAATATTATTTCTTCTAAAAACCAATTATATATTTTTGAAAACACTTTTAAAATCGTTTAATTTCATTGATAATACTTAAATATAAAACTTTTCTTTTGTTAATAAATCCCAAAGATTATTTTGTGTATCCATTTTTTTAAAAAATAATTTATATAAATTAGAGCATAAAGTTGTCATTACAAATTCAAACCAGTGAATGTGTTTATTATCAAAATCAATAAAATCTTCTTCTTCATAATTTACTTCTTGGTCTTTTGAAAACATAATAATATCGTTATATTCAGGAAATAATGTTTTACACATTTCCAATAATTTTTCTTTATGTTTTTCTGTTAGTTCTATTGATTTCATATTAATCCAATTTATAATTTAAATCATTTTTAAAATTACCACCCAAATTTCTTAAAATAGTGTCAAGAATTCTTATTAATCTTGATACATCTTTTAAAGAACATGTTTCCTGTGTGGAATGCATATACTTTATTGGAATTTGGAATAATCCTGTTAATGGAGACCACATAGAAAAAACATCTGCATCAGTACCAGTAACTTTTCCTTTTGCTCTTATTTGATAAGGAATTGTTCTTGTTTTCTTTTGGTTATCAGTAGATTTAATAGGTATTTGAATAGATTCAATTTGTTGAATAACAAAATTAAATAAATTCTGATTAATTGCAGGTGCAGTTAATACCAAAGGACCTAACCCACTCATGAATTGTTGTTTTTGTCCAGTAATTCCAGGTGATGTTGTATCATGTCCAACATCCAAAACAAATGTTAAATCAGGTTTAATCAATCTTGCCATTAATTCTGCACCCCTTTTACCAACTTCTTCTTGTACACAATTAACCAAATAAAGGTCAAAAGGTAATTCAACATCTTGAAGTTTCTTTAAGAGTTCTACCAAAACAAAACCAGATATTTTATTGTCTAATCCTTTTGCCACCAAATATTCTTCATTTAAAATTTGAATATTTTGTTTAAAAACAATTGGGTCACCAGGTTGAACCATTTTCTCAACCAATTTCTTATCATAGATACCTAAATCAATATAAATGTCTTTAATAGAAGTTCCCGATTTTTTTGATTCTGCGGTTTTAAAATGTGGTGCAACTGTTGTAGTAATACCATTTATAATATCACCGTTTCTATTTAAAATTTGTACTTGTTTTCCTTGACAAATATTTGGGTCAATTCCACCGTTTTCAAAAACAGAAATATAACCACCTGAATTAACACTTTCAACTGTCATACCAATTTCATCAACATGAGCAGTAATTGCAACCTTTAAAGGATTTTCAACTTTTGATTTTTTATATAAAAAACCTGATTGTGAATGGTCAAGATGATATAAATCACCTTCATTAAGGAATTTTCTTCCATAGTTTAACCATTTTTTTTGACCAAGAATTTCAAATCCTGCAGGAGTGGGAGTTTGCAGGTATTCCAATAGGAATTCCATGTTGTATTTAAAGTTATTCATAAAACAAAGATAAAATTTATTTTTTTATTTTTCAAATGCAAATTTATTTAAAATATTTATTCTTTTTACATTCTTCTTCATAAAACAAAAATACTAATTTTTTCATAAAATCTTAATGCAATTATTTATTTAATAATAAATTATGAATTCAATTAATCCAAATAGTATTTACGAAGAAGGTATCCCACTACCAGAAAATTATATAATATATGCGAATTTAGAAGTAAAACTAACTAAACGTAGTATTTTAGTGAGTGATGGTGATGGTAATTTTTCTTCATCACAAAGAACATTTAATATTTCTTTTTTGAATAGTGATTTATCAAAAAATGAACAAACAACAAATTGGACAAATGAATTAATAAATAATGAAAAGGTTAATGATGAAACTTTTGGTATGACAGATATTCAAATTAAATTTGACAAAAATAATATACCAAGAGTTACAATACAATTTGTGGATATAAGGGGTGCATCATTAATTGGTCAGGGAAATAATTCACCATATAATGCATTTTTTAGTTTACCATATCCAGAATTTTTATTAACAATTAAGGGTTATTATGGTAAACCTGTAACTTATTCACTTTCTTTGTTGGATTTTTCATCACGGTATAATTCACAAAATGGTAATTTTGAAATTACTTGTGAATTTGTTGGTTTTACTTATGCAAAATTAACTGATATTCCTGCTGCATATATTTTATATGCAAAAGATATAAATGGACAACCAAAATTGGATGAAAATGGGGAAGAATTACCTTATTTAAGGGATTTTATTGAAAATATTGGTACTTTAAATGAACAAATTGATACCTTAAAAAATGATGAAACCACAAAAGAAATAGAAAATTTAAGACCAATCTTAGATAGAATAGTAAATTGGAAAGGTGAATATGAAAGGGGTTGGAGAAATCGAGATTTTTATTCTAATGAAACATATATTAAAGGTAATGAATTTTGGAAAGATTTAAAAATACTTAATGAATATGGTATTGAATTTCCTTATACGAAAGAAAATTTTTCATTAAGAAAAAATAGACCTTATACAACAAAACAAGAATTACCACCTTATGCATTTTATCAGAACACAAAAATAACTTATATATCAGGTGGTATTACAATACCTTATCTTAGTATAGAATTACAAAATCAATTTACAACAGAAACTTTTGAAATATTTAAAGATGAAAAATTTGGGGAAGTTACAAAATCTTTTCAAAAATTAATTGATGATATTAATATAAAATTAAACAACAATAAAGATATTATTGCAGATAAAATAAATAATTTGGCAAAAAAAACATTAGGTAGAATACCAACAATAAAATATGTTTTTGATATTATTTTAAGTGATACAGAAATTTTTTTAAATAAACTTAGAGAAGTTGCAATTAGTGCAGAAAAAGAAAATCAAAGTAGATTAGAAATTTTTAGTGGTGTAGATTCTGATATTCCAGAAACAAAAAAAAATAAAAATGTTTTTCCTTTTCCAGCATATTATATAAAAGATGAACAAAATAATGAATATAAACATGAATATTTGGGTAACAATGATAAAGTAAAACAAAATAGAAATTTTTTTCCTGAATTAGATTTTACTGAAAGATTTATTATTTTTCAAAAAAATTTTGAAAATACACAAAGACAAAATAATTTACTTAATCCTGAAAGTGGTTGGTTTCCAATATCTCCTTTAGAAAGTGTTTATTATTTTAATGGAAATAATCCTTTATCACCTTACTCAAATATTACAAATGTAAATGAACTTTTGGATAAAATAATTGATAGATATGTTATTTTATTATCATCATTTTTATCAAATGAAGGTAATGATAGAGATAATTTAAAAAACGAACTTGAAATACAACTTGCCAAAATAGAATTAAGTAATTTGTTACTTTCTTTTCCTGAAAATAGTAATGAATTTAAAACATTACTTAAAAATATAAAAACTAATGGATTTTATTCTAAAATAATAGAAAGAATAAAATTAAGACAGGTAATTAATTATAATGGTACAGATTATTTTGTTAATATAAATCCACCTATAATTGGTAATTTAGTATTAGATGATAATATTGAATCTAAAATATTAAATTTAGATAATGAAAGTGTTAGTTCTAATATTACAGATAATAATTTAAATAGTTTAATAAGTCAAAATTTAAATATTTTTAAAAATAATTTTGTAAGTCCTGATAGAAATATTGTAATTGATGACAAAAGTAAATTACCAAGATTATTATTAGATTATAAAAATTTTATACAAAAACCATCATTAATAAATGAAGGTAAAAGTACTTTTGATGATAATTTAAATCCATTAAATCTTGAAGAAATTAATATTAAAAAAGATTTTTACAATTCTGTAATAGAACTTGAGAATTTATATGGGGTTAATGGGGGAACATCAATTTATTTTTTAAATAATATTTACAAAATAAATTGGGAAGAAATTACAAATATATTAACTAACTTCGCTGGGGTTATTGAATTACCTTATTTTACAGTATTGCAAATAGGTTCCATTTTATGGGATAATTTCAATAATAATAATTTCAATATTAATAATATAGAAAATTTATTTGATATTAGTTATAATGCAATTATAAATGATTTATCATTTTACATAAACAATAGGGAAGTTTTTATTAATGAATTTTTAAATTTTGATTTTAATGAAATATTTACTGAATTTTTTACAACACAAGGAATTGATGATAATAATTCAGATTTTTTATTTTTTAATAAAAATCAATTAATAAAATTTAAAAATTTCTTAAAAGAAAAAAGAATATTAATAAATCCATCATACAGATTATGGAAAAATCCTAATACTGAATTAGGTTATTATTCTAATAATGTTTCATTTTTATATCAACCGTTAATTTATAATAGAACAAACGAAAGTTTTGAAATAGAAGATATATTAAAAAATGCTGGTGAAATTTTCTTTAGAACTTTTGAAAGTGAATTGAAAACAAAAATTGATACAATTGAAAAGGAACAAAAATCTAATTTTAATGAATTATTAAAAGAATTTAATGATTATAAATTGGAAACTTATAACTCATTTAAATCATTATATGATAGATGGATTGCGAATACAAGTTCTGATTTTAATTTAAGGAAAGACTTTATTTATATAAATCGGTTTTATAAAGATATTGGTGATATTTTGGTTATAAATCCACAAAGTTTAACAAATTTATTTGATAATCCAAAAACACCACTTTATTCAATTATATCCAATTTATTATCAGAAAACAAATTGGATTTTCATCCTTTACCTGCATTTATAAATAATTTTAATCCAGAAAATGATAAACTGGCAAAAGAAATGTTTGGTCAATATAACACAATAGAAAATGTAATAACTGAACCAAAGTTTATTTGCATGTATGTTGGTGGAACTTCAAAATATATTATTAATGATAAAGTTGGTAATGTATTCGGTGATTTTTTAAATGATAGTCCAGATAAAATAACCCCTAAAGATTATAATGATGAAATTGAAGTTATAAATTATAAACCATTTTCATTTGATGTAGAAATAGGTTCACAAACACAATCACATTTTAAGGATTTACAGTTTGACCAAAAACAATTTAAAGTAACAAATGAATCTTTGCAAGCACAAGAAAATATTGCAAATTCATCAAATACAAGAAAAGGTTTATTAACAAGTCAATCATTATATTCAGTTTATTTACAATATTCTTATTCTTGTACTGTTACTGGATTAGGTAATGCATTAATACAACCATTACTTTATTTTAGAATTCCTAATATTCCATTAATAAATGGTTATTATTTAATTATTAATGTAGAACATTCAATTACACCAAATTTTATGGAAACAAAATTCACTGGTGTAAGAATTAGTAATGCAACAATACCTATTGTAAAAAGTTATTTTGAAACATTAGGTATAAGTGATTCAAGTGGTAGCAATCAAGATAACGTAAACCCAACAGAAAATGGTTGGATAAAACAATTAAAAGAATTAAATATAGTATGAGTTTAATACAAGGATTTCAATATTCTTTAATAGATATAAATAACAATCCAATTGGTGCAAGTGGACAACCAAATGAAAATTTTGGTAGATTATCACCAAGATTTGTGGTATTACATTCAACAGGAGGACCCAATTTTAATACAAACTTGGATTTACTAACATCAAAAAAATTACCACCAAAATCAAACACTTATGTTTGTGCTCATTATTTAATTGGTAATAAAGATAAAGAAAATGGTTTAATATTTCAATTGTTGGATGAAAGATTAAAAGGTGTACATGCAAATAATTTAAATGATTTATCAATTGGTATTGAATTAGTTGATAAATTTTATAATAGTTTACCCAATTATGAACCCTTTATTAATGATAATAGGGTTGGGGAATGGTTAACACCAGAAGAATATTTATCATGTTTAATATTATGTACAGATTTATCAATTAGATTAGGAATTCCAAGAAAGTATATTTCTTTATATGAAATAAAAAATAATACAAATATTGTATCACCAAACCCCATCTTTAATGTAAATGATAGAACAGTTTCAGGTAATGGGTCTAATGCAATAGAAAAATTAAAAAAATCTAATTTAAGTGGTTTTATTTTTCATAAAGATTTTATAAGTACCAAAAGTGACCCAGTATTTTTTAATGGTGAAAAATTTATAAATGATTTAAATAAAACTTTTATTGTTACAGGTATTGGTTCTGCACCACAAAATTATTTAAACATTTTTAATGGTATAATTAATGGTAATATAACAGTTGACCAAATAGGGGGTAATCAAACCTTTGAATTACTACCAAATGTAAATATAAAAGAAACTTTCAGAAAAGTTATATCTATTTTGAAAAATTCAAAAAAAGAAAGGGAAGAATTTGAAAAAACTTTAAAAGTAACTAATACTTTAACCAAACAACAACAAAAGAAAGTATATCCAGGAAGTAGTATAAATGATGGTTCTATTTAATTTTTAAAATCATTCTATAATAAAGTCCACAATCTTTTTGTTTGGTGAAACCAAAACTTTTATAAAGATTTTGGGCAATTATATTTTCTTTCATTACCCCTAATTCTAAAACTTTTACTTCTTTCTTTTTTAAATCATTTACTAATAGTTTTAAAAATATTTTACTGTAACCTTTACCTCTGAATTTTTCATTAATTATAAATTCCCATAAACTACTTTTTGTAGTTGTTTCTTCTTGAATGAAACAAGAACCTATATTTTCATTTTTATCAATTAAATGAAATTCACCATTATATTTTATTATCTCCATTTTATTACCATTTTAAACCCATTACATAAGAATAAGTATCGTATTTATTAATACCATAATTTTTAAACCCTAATTTACTGATTTCATAAATTATATTTTACACAAAGTTACATATTTATTTATTAAAAACTAATGCAAAATTCTTGTGGAATCCTTTTTATTTCAAAACCAACAAAAAAAATTGGTTTGGGTTTACGTGCAGATGGTAATAGTCCTAATACTTGGTCAACCATTGGTGGTGGAATTGAAGAAGGTGAATCTTTTTTGGAATGTCTAACAAGGGAAATTAAAGAAGAATTGGGAATTGATTTAAACCCAAAATTAATTCCAATTGATGATAATGAAAATTATAAAACATTTATTTCTTTTGTTGATTCAGAATTCACACCCACTCTTAATAAAGAACATTCAGATTTTAAATGGTTTGATTATTCTGAATTACCCAAAAATATCCATCCAGGACTTAACAAAACATTAACAAAACCATTTGTTCAAAAAGTTTTAAATAAACATTTAAATGAAACCACAACTGATGCAAGTGGTAGTTTTGTGGGTACTTTAAATTCACCAATACATAGGGGTAATATTGGGGATTATATAAAAGAGGATTTGGAGTTAAAATCCAGAGCAAAAGACCAAGAAAAACAAAGGGAAGAATATATTAAAGATTTAATAAATAAAGTGACAAAACCCCCTATAAGGGAAGTTAAATTGGAAGATTTACAGAAATTAAAAGAATGGGATATACAAAATGATACAAAATATATAAATGAATTTAATAATAGACTTTTTGAATATTATTATGAAATTGAAAGTTATTTTGATAAAGGTGTTTTTATTTTAAAAAATGGTGAAAAATTTCAATTACAATACATAACCAATCATTTTTCTTTGGTTACACCTAAATTAAGGGATTATATTAAAGGAAATAAATGGCATGATATAGTGTACTTCTCAAACACAAAAGAAATGTTTGAAATATTGGATAAAATAATGGAATCAGTAAATATGAAAGAAAACATAAGTATTAAAGAAAACATAAAAAATGATGGAAAAAATTATGATGTTATTCATGAAGATGATGATTTATTGGTTATAAATGTTAGAGATGCAAAAACTGCAAAATGTTTTAGTCAAAATACACAATGGTGTTCACAAAGTAATCCAGGTTTTAGAAATCATTATTTATCAGAAGAGTTACAAAAAGAATATTTTAAAAATAAAGGTTTATTAAATGAAACAATTGTAAAAAATAATAATGAATATTGTTTAAAATCCAAAAAAGGAAAAAATTTGGGTTGTTACCCAACAAAATCTGGCGCAGAAAAAAGGGAAAGACAAGTACAATATTTTAAACACTTAAATGAATATCAGGTTTCACCTGGGGAAACAGTAGAATGGGATTTGGAAAATAATACCACCAAAATTAATCGTTTAGATGGTTCTATTGAATGGATTTTACAAAATGAACACCAAACCCTACCTTACTTAGAAAAGTTGTTTAAAACATTAAATAAACAACAAATTATCGAATTCTCAAAAAGATTATATAATAAATTATCATCTGGTGGAAATAAAAGAAAAATCATAATGATTGGTTTGGTTACTGCAATGATAAATTATGGTATATCAAAAGATGATATTCTTCATGAATTTAATAGTTCAGATATTGAACAACTTATTCAAAAAGATATTAAACCTAAAATAGAAAAACAATATAGGGGTGATATTAATGATTTTTTAAATCTTCTTGCATTTAAAGAAAGTTCTGGTAATTGGAAAAAAATCAGATATTCTAAAAAAACTGGTAATCCTGTATATATTGGAAAATATCAATTTGGTAAAATTGCACTTGAAGATTTGGGTGTTAATCCTGATATTATTTTACAATTTAAAGATAATCCTAATGTATTCCCACCAAAAATGCAAGATAATTTAGTTAAAAAATTATTAAATAAAAATAGAAAATACTTGGGTGATAATTATCTTTCTTATGATGGTAAAACTGTTGGTGGTATAAATGTTACTGAATCAGGTTTACTTGCAGCATCACATTTAAGGGGTGCTCTTGCAGTTAAGAAATTTATTGATTCAAATGGTAAGATTGATTTATCTGATGCAAACGGAACAAAGGTTTCTGATTATATGAAATATTTTGGTGGATTTAATATTTAATTAATTTGAAGAGTATAATAAATTATAGAAATTTATCTTTGTGGTACTAATACCACTGGTTGGTTATTTTTACCTCTTGTCCACATTCTTAATGAATTAACAGTTAATTGAATATCATTGGTTTTAATTAAACCTTCATCAATCAACATTTCTTGTATTAATTGTTTTTTATTTAATTCATAAAGGTTACTCATTTCAAAATTTTATTAAACATATTATATAATTCAACAATTTTGTCAATATCATTTCTGCTAGTATCTTTTCCCAAAGAAAATAATTTTTTATAATTTTTTCTTTCCAAATCAAAATCCATTTCTTTTTTATCATTAATATAAAATCTTTCATAAATTTCATACCAAAAATAATTGAATAAATCTGAATTAACCCCAAGTATTGTTATTTTTTCTTTTTCAAATTGTTTGCAAACTTTATTCCAACACCATTTAAAATGACCTTTGAAAATTTCATTTGAATTCATTACATCTTTACCCAAAAAAGTTTCATCCAATAATTTTAATAAAGAATCAGTAAAATCTGATAAAATTTCAATTCTTTCACACTTCAAATTAAAATTTTTATAAAGTGAAAGAATTTGTTCTTCTTTTAGTGGATGGGTTGCATTATAAAATTCCATTAGGTTTTTCATCTTTATTTATAAATATTAATGATAATATAATAAAGATTTTTGGAAATTAAAGAAAATGTATTTTATAATATATTCTTTTTATTTTATTTCTTTTATAATCATTTTTAACAATACCTTTCATTTTTCCCTCCATTAATCTTTTTTCTGGATTTGTCCAATATTCATGTGCATCTTCTAAAGTCATATCACCATTTATGTGTAATTTTTTGATTGAACTACCATAACGATTAGAAATATCTTTACGAATAAAAATATATGATTTAGGATTTTCTACATTAAACATATCATATTTATCACTAAAAATTGTTTTAATTATTTCAGAAAATCTTTCATTACTATAAATTTTATCATTTCCATCAGTTTGATGTGAGTATTTTAACATTGTTGGGTTATTTGTTTTAATAAAATCATTAATTATTTTTGGTGCAGTTGCAGTTACTTTTAACCAAGATTTAGATGTTTTTAAATCATTATTCATATCTTTTAACCAACCCCAATGTATGTCAAAATAAAAATCAGGTATTTTACCTTCTAAGAAATAATTAAAATAAAAATGAATGTCATTTTCTCTACGAAAATAAAATTTAACTTTTATCCCATCTTCATTAATAATATATTCTGTATCTGAAATTTTTTTAATATTATTCAAAGGTGAATCAAATAATTCTTCATTTAAAACATTATATCTTTTAAATTCTTTTAATAATTGATTATAAATTTTTTGTTCTTTCATTATTTATAAATATTTCATATTCATCTATTGGTTTACCTATTTTAGATACAATAAAAACTTCTGTATATTCATTTGTTTTTTCATAAATTTCTTTTGCCTTTTCAAATGCAAGTTTTTGATATAACTTACCAACATGATTTCTATTATTCTTACCATGAAATGCTTCAATAGTCATAGGTCTATTTGGTGTTATTAAACCATTATATCTATTTCCTCTACCAACTTGTCCATCATCACCGTTTTCGATTGATGACCCACAAAGAGTTAAAAAAGGAATATCTGACGTATTAAATAAGACATTTCCAATATTTAATTTATTAATAAAATCTTTTTTTATTAAATCATATTCATTTTTATTTTTACAAAATTTTGAATATATTGGTGAACATATTGTAATTGAGTTTGGTGTTAGCATTATTTTATATAATTCACCAATTGGTAATACCTTTATTAAATCTTTAATTTTTTCTGAAATTTCAAAAACAAAATTTTCATTCTTAGAATAAGGATAATAACCAACACCAAAACTTGTATCATTCGCTAAAATTATTTCATTTTCAGAAATTTTATTTAATGAATAAGACACATTATTTGATTTTATCAAAATATTAATATTAGGTAAATTTGGTACAAGTTCTTTTATTTTTTTATTTATTCTTTCATTTAATATGTTTTTTAATTCATCATCTAAAAAAGATATTTGCCCACCTAAAATAAATTCAGGTTCTTTAATTATTTCACCACCACCAAAATAAATATTTATATCACCAGCACAAAGTAAAGATTTATCAATATTATAGTGTTTTATATGACCATATTTAGTTTTATAATAATAATCTAAGGTATTTGTTAAATCATCACAAACTATATCACATATAGTGTCTGGATGTGCGTTGCTTTTATACTCAATTATTTCAAACATAATTTAAAATATAACAAATAAATTTAAATTTTAAAATCTTTATGAAAATCTTTTAAAATTAATTTTTGTGGCATTATAAATTCCCCATTATGTAATGATGAATAACATGATTGATAAAGTATTTCAGAACGTAAAACTTTATGTATTAATTGATTATTCGTTAAATTGCAAGTAAACTTATATACTTTTAATTCCCCATCAAAAGAAAATGGTTCATTTAATAATAAATGAAAATAATCATGAGATGCTCTAAATAAAAGATTATAAACATCACCAAGTACAGGTGAAAAGTTATATTTTGTTGATATTTTCAATATACCATTATTGAAATCGTTTTTCATATCTTCAAAACTTTCATAAGTAAAATTATTATGAAAATCTATAAATACAAAATTACTTATCATTGAATAAGTATTACCTATGAATTTTCTTATATTATTTAAGTCATTTTTTTGTAAACTACTTAATTCACATTCAGAAAATTCATAGGTATCAGACATTAATTTAATTAAATCATTATTTGACATTATATATGCCTATTTTACCATTAGTTTTATAACCAACATTAGATATATCAAAATTACTTATAATTAAATCCAATTTTTTAAATTCTTTATTACACTCAATTAATTGATTATAAATATTTTTTAAATTATCATCTAATGTTTTTTCAAATTTATTTTCCTTAGAATCTAAGAGTTGGAAATTAAATTTTTCATCATAAAATTTTTCTATTTTTTTAACAAGTTCTTTAACATCATTACTTAATTCAGAATCTTTTCTAAGAAATTCCATAGTATTCCATATTGTGTCATTATCTATTTTTCCATATTCATAAACATCAACAATATGTTTATTCTTTTTACCTTCTAATTTTTTAATATTTTGTATTTCTGTATAATCATTAGTAATATTTAAAATTGAATTTTCTTCTAACATATAAGAAACTCCTTCTTTACTTTTAAAAATTTGTTTACCAACTTTAGTTTTAAATTTTGATGGTATAGTGAATTTACTTTCCATTATCATTTCTTTAACTTTATTATTTTCATCCAATCTATTTTTTTGATGCAATTCTCTTGAATCAAATGACCATAATTTTTTCATTAAATTGAATTCATCAGATTTTTTAACTGATTCATAAAGTTCAGTTTTTTCATCAACAAATTTTGGTTTGTTATTTTCCCAAATAAATTTAAGTGTTTGTTCACCATTTGTTAAAGAAATTCTATTTCCTTCAACTCTATATTTTTCTGGTAAAATATCCATTATACTTGATTCATTTAATGTAACAGATGTTTTTAATCTGTATTCTTTATTTTCTTTCATATTTTGTGAAATTTTTTCTCTACGATTTTTAAGGTATTCATCTTGTGAATCTACCTCACCATCATTATTAATGTCAGAATCTTCCTGACCAACTTTATCTGTATTTTCAACCATATCCAATTCTTCATAATTTGCATCATGAGTAATATCGAAATCCCTTTCAATTTGATTAAGAATAGTGTTAAGAGTTTGTTCATCCATTTTTCTAACAATATTATCCATTAATTCTTCTTCACCAATTATATTTTTAAGATTTTCCAATCTATCCATTGTGGTATCCACAACTGTTTCATCAATTTTTTGTTCCATATTTTCTTGTTTTTCTAATTTATTTATTTCATCACCTGATATATGGTCTGCAACCACATCAAGTTCGTTAGTTCCAACACTTACTTTTGATTGAATCCATGCAGGAAATTGTTCATCACCAGTTTTTATTTCATCTTTTATTGTATCAATTGCATTACTTGCACTTGTTAATTGATTCATAATCATATTACCTTCATCATCAGTTTCCAATCCAAGTAAAGTATCTTCATGATTTTCCTCAATTGAATCCAAAAATTCAATATTTTTTACTGTTTGCATATTATCTTTTTCACCATTACCAATATTAAATTTTCTACCAACTTTATAATAATTTTTTATTTCTTCATTAGTTCCATTAATTGATGTTGTTATAGAATCACCATTTTCAAAATTAACTTTCACAGTTCTCATGGGGGTGAAGGATTCTTTTAGTTGATTCTTACATAAATTTTTTAAATATTCTTTAACATTAGTTATATTTTCTTTTTTTATTTCATTTCCATTATCATCTATTGTAAAATTAACTTTATTTTTTTTAACAAAAATTGTTTTGTTTCGATTATTTGGTAATATCCAAAGTTGACACATAACACTATTTTCTCTATGTAGAAAACAATTACATATTTTATTAGTTTCTTGACGTAAATCTAATAATTCTTCTTCCCAAGAGTCTATTTCTGGTGAATATAAAATATGTTTTGTTCTAATTTTTTGCTCATTCCCAAAACTTAATCCTTCTTTTAAACCATCAAAATATTCAGAACTTGCAGATAAATCTTCATCAGAAACTTCATTACTTTCACCCATATTTAACCAATCACTTAATTTTTGAGGATTTAATCCTTGTTTCAATAATGCACCTTTGGTTAGAATTTTTGTTTCCTTTGGATTAAAACCCATATCTTTAATATCAACAGTAAAATAATCTTTTTTGAAACTATTTAATTCATCTTTATCAATATCTGAATAATCCCAACCAGTAATAATTTTATTTGTATTCTTATCAACTGCATAGTGAGTGTAATTTGGATTTGATACTTCTTCTGATTCATTAATATTATTCATCTTTTTAATTAATTCACTTACTGTAATAGTTTTATTATTTATTTTTTTACCAATTCCATCATAAAAATAAATTGTTTGGTCAACTGGATTTAATGAATAATCTTCTGCATATATAGTTTTTTTATAATTATCTAAAAAATCTTCCATTTCAGAAGTAAGGTCATTAATTTTTGAATTTTCGGATTCTTTTAATCCAAATTTCTTTTTTGTGTAATTAACTTTTTCTTTATCTTTAAGTGTTACATTAAATCTGTTTCCTGCACCACTATCCATATATTCCCTTCTTTTCTTTGCTCTGTCCAACATTCCTTTTCCAACACCATCAGAAAAATCTCCCTTATCATCCATGTTTTTTTCCATTCTTTTTTTGAATAATTCATCTGGTTCAGAATCATATTTTAAATCTTCCATACCAAAACCTCTATTAAAGACATCAACTTCTTCTTCTTGTTTTTTTGATAAATCTTTCTTTACAGGTTTGAATTTAACATCAGTATTTGTTTTGGTTGATTTTTCAACATCTTTCATTAAATCTTTAACCTCTTTATCTTCGGTTTCCTTATTTTGTTTTTTTAATTTATCCAATTGTGTTAGGATATGCACTTTAAGGTTGTCTGACATTTTTATTTGTTTTTATAATAAATATATGTTAATTTATATTGTTTTCTTTTTTCTTCTTCTTTTATGAAATCGTTTTTAACAATTCCTTTTAGGTCATTGATATTTGGATGTAGAACTCTTTGTTTTGCAACATCAAAAGATTCATTTAAAAATTGTATTCTTTTTTTGATTGCAGTTTCATAAATTGTTGATAGTTCTTTTTGAACTAAGAAAAAATTTTCTTTTTCATCATCGGATATGAAAATATATTTATCACCAAAAATCGTTCTTACTTTATCAATAAAATTTGGATTTGAATAAATTTTTTTATTTCCATCAGTTTGCCTACCAAAATGAATTACTTTTGGTTGATAATCTTCAATAAATTCGTTTATTATTTTATAAGATGTTGCAATTACTCTACCCCAATTTTTAGGAGTTTTTAATTCTTCTTTCATTTCTTTATTCCACAACCAATAAACTTCCCAAAAAATATCTATTTCTTCTTTTTTAACTTTAATTAAATTTTCTACATCAAATCTGATTTTGAAACGAAAATCAACAATAACACCTTCTTCATTTATTTGATAGAATTGGTCATCAATTTTTTTAACATTTGTAAATGGGGTGTCAAAAATTTCTTCGTTTAAAATTTCTCTAACCAATTTAATAATTTCGTTTTTCATAATGTATTAAAATAAATATATGGTGATTCATTCATCACTATTCTTTCATCCAAAAATTCATCAACATAAAAAATTAAATCACCTTCCTTTAAACCAACAGAATAACCTGCAACTTTAAGAATTTTTTTATGTAATTTTTCTCCTTTTTCCTTAAATTTTTTATCAATATATTTTTTTAATTCATTAAAATCTTTAAAATTAAAATTCATTTTAGTTATTTTAAAACCACTATTAAAGGAAATTAAAAATTTTTCCTTTTCTTCATCACTTAATTCATCCAATTGATTTATGTTATAATTCATTAAATAAAATGAATCTTCATAAATCTGTGATTGTTTTGTAAATTCTATAACTTCTTCTTTAGTTTTATTTTTTAATTGATAATGAAATTCTTGTACCCTTGCATTTATTTCTTCATCGAGTGATAAATAAAATAATCTTAAAAAATTTTTTATAATAGGATTTTCAATAAATCTATATTCAAAATTTAAAAGATTTTTTACTTTAACTAAATTTTTAGTTTTGGTTTCCTTATTAAATCTAATATAATCATCCCAGAAATGATGTAATTCATGTGAAAATATAAATCTAATTGTTTCTTTATCAGGATTATTATGATTAAACCAAAGTTCAATATTTAAATTGTATTTAACATCACCAATATCATCAATAAAAGGATTTAAATTAATTCTTGCAGTTGTTTTATTTAAATCATTATTTGTTTTTATAACAATACTATTAATTGGTAAATCTTTAAAGTCATAGTTACCTTTATGAAGAATAAAACCAAATTTATTATTAATTGTTAATTCTGTTAATTGATTAGTAAATTCATCTAATTTATTAACTTTACCGATTGATTCAAAAATATTATAAATTTCTTTTAATATTTCTTTAGTTTCCATAAATAATACTTCTAATCAGATTTTCAGAAATATTCATTTCTTTACTCAATTCTTTTATTGATTCTTTAACTAATTCTTCATCTTCCCACAATTCAAGTGCGTTTATATCTCCTTGATTGCAATAAGGGAATTTTTTACATTTTTCTTTAACCTTAACAAATTTTCCTCCAGGAAATGTGGTTTTACTTTGATGTCTCCAATCTTTCTTGGACATTGATTTTGCCCATGCCTTAGGTGTTTCATAACTCCCAGTTGAATCTGTGGTTGTTGCCTCACCCAATTCTGATTCCACCAATTTGATGAAATCACCTTTTTTTATTACGTTTTCTTTCATATTTATTTGTTTTATAAAATCTATTAAAAATTTATAATCATTATTTAATTTACCATTTTTTATGTAACTTTCTATTTTTTTTATTAAAGTATCATTATTTAAAAGTTTATAATTTTTTTGACTATCATAAAAATTTTTATTTAAATCCATTAATAAATCAATATCATCAAATGATAAATAATTTTTACCATCTATAACAATATTATCAGTTCCTATTTTATTATTTCTAAATTCTTCTACCACCATAAGTTAAATCAATATTTAATCTTAGTTTTCTATTTATTTTTTTGAATATAATACGATATAAAATTTAAATACCAATTTTTCATTTCTTCACTTAATAATTCAAATTCATCCCTAAGTAAAGTTGTTTTATTTTAATCACTTTTCTATGTTCTATATATTTTTTTATTTGCTCATCAGTTAAATTTTTAAATTCAAGTAAGGTAAACCAATCATCTCTTTCTAATTTTCCATTAATATAAATTTGTTTAATATTATTTGGTAATAAATCAAAAATAATATCAATAGGATTTGTATAATCACCTTGAATTTCATGTTCATTTTCAATTTCCAAAAAACCATTAACATCCCTTTTAATTAATTCTGAATAATAATTTACATATTTTGATAAAACTTCATTTGGTAATTTTCTTATAATATTTTCTGGAATATCTTCATATTCACCATTCATTATTTTTTTTGAATAATATTCTATTGCCTGTTTTTCTTGGTCATTTGCACGAGATTTAAGGTTTAAATTTTCTTTCACATTTTCTTTCTTTTCCAATTTTTCAATCTGTAATTTTATTAATTGTTCAATCGTTTTAAATGGATATTTGGAAAATTGAATCTCTGAACTAAAATCAATATGATTATGATTATCAACATCAATCCTAAATAACCAAAAATCTGAACCACTTAAATTATGAAAATAAAAATGAACTTCATGTTTACCAATGTTTTTTTCAAAGAAGATTCTAAAATCAATAACATTTGGTTCATCAGTAAAAATTATTACTTTTTTTGTTAGTTCTAATTTATATTTTTCTTTTAAATAATCAGTAAATTTATTTAATATATCTTTTTTTTGTACACCTAAAATATTATAATCTTGGTAATTAATATCAGTAATTTCTTTTTTTAAAATCTGATTTATATATTCTTCCCTTTGTTTTTCTTGGTCTTTTGCACGACTTTTTAACTCCAAATCTTCGATTAGTTTTAATTGTTTTTCGGTAAGAATATATTTCATATAGAATAAATATTTTAATTTTTGGAATAATTTATTATATTTATGCATTATGAACGCAATTAAATTAAAATCAAAAAGAAATAATTCAGAATTAATAATGGAAAATGAGGTAATTAATACCTCACAAACCAATTTCCCTAAGAATGTAATGGTCTTTAAATTAAAGAATGAAAGAAAAAATTTAAAAGACAGAATTAAATCTGCATATAATATAATCCTGAATGGTGAATTATATGACGAATTTACTTTTGAAGAAAATGAAATGAATTATCTAACAAATGTTTTAAAAAAACAAGAAAAGGATAAAGAAAATTTGATTAAACAATATAACAAAAAAGATAAATATATCCAAGATATGCTTAATTTTGACATTAAATCTTTTTTGACAAAATGGTTTGGTGAAAGAAAAATTAAAACTATTTCATCAGAAGTTAGATTTAATACAATTGAAGAAGAAAAAGAAAGATATATAAAATTAGGGGTTAATCCTGATAAAATTTTAGTTACAGATTTACCAGTGTTTACTTATTCTTTAACAAAAAATAAAATTGTTAATTATCATGATTCTTTTGATTTAATTAGTGATGGTAATGGTAGTTTTAAAATGACTAATGAAAATAATATAACATTAGGTGTTGAAACCTATACAGAAGATTATGTTAAAGAAAATTTAGAAAAAATAAATTCTTTAGGTATAGTAATTTACCCAACATTGAAAATTTATGATAATGAAGAAAATAATAAATTTTACCGTTTTACATTCATTCCTGAAAAAACAAATTAACCATGACAGAATTAGAATTTAAATCATTAAAAGAAGAAATTGAAAGATACAAAAATATTAATTTCTTAATAGAAAAAAACATAACCAAGTTTGATGAATTTGGTGTTAAAAAAAATGGTAAACTTGCAAGACGTTACTTAAATGAAATGCGTAAACAATCTCTTAAATTAAGAAAAATTATTTTGTTTATGTTAAAAGATATGGGAGGTATTAAATGATAATTAATTTAATCAATATAGTTTTATTATTTGGTTTATTTGTATCAATTTTTTTATGTGGAAAATATTTGTTTGATTTTGTAATGGAATTAAGAAAGGAATTTCCTGAACCGATAATATTAGATAAAAGAGATAAAATGTATTTGTTGTTTGCAATATCTTTTATATTTACTTATATTTTTAAAATATTTTTATGATAGAATTAGAAAAATTAAAAGATTATATTAAAGAAATTAAATTTTTAAAGGAAAATATCCTTTTCACTATTTCCATTAAAAATAGTTGGTTTATTCCTGAAAGTGAAGGGATTATAGTAATTCGTGAAGATAATTCAGATTTAAATGAAATGAATAAAAAAACTGTTTTCTTTTATTCAGAAAAGGAAAGTAAAATTGAATCATCTGTTGAATATATTAAAAAATTGATTAATGATAATATTGAAAAGGAAAAGAAAGATGAATTACTGCAACAAACTATTGAAAAATTAAAACAAACTTTTCAGAATTCAGATTTGCAGAAATTGACTGAATTGGTGGAAAAAATTTAATTTCTGCAATTTTTCATTATATTTAATCCATGTTTATAGAAGATTATAAAGATGTTATAAATAAAATTGTTAAAGAACAATTTAAAGATTTTTATTCAGAAGAAAAAAGGGGTGTTGTTAAACCTTTAACTGAAAAAGATAATCCTACTTGGAGTAATATAAATTTTATCAATACTCATTATACAACTTTCCAAAAAGTTGTTTTACCTTATTTAGAAAAAATTTCAGGAAAGAAATTTGGTTATGAGCAACAAAAAACTAGATTAGATTCAAAAAAGAATAATGACCTTTTAAATATGATTTGGTATTATAGAAATGATATGTTCTCACCAAATTCCCCACTAATACCACAAATAATTGATTTTATAACGTTTTCTCGTGAAAGGGGTAGTAAGACAGAGAAAATAGTAGAAAGTCGTTTAAATGAAGTTTATGAAAGAATTAAGGTAACTTCTGGTGATGGTTCAGTAATAGATTTTATTGGACAGGATATTATAATAGATGGAAAGACTGGACAAATTAAAAAAGTTAAATCTGTAAAAGAAGGGGAAAAGGTTTATTTTATTAACTTAAATCAATTCGCAAAGGATTATAAACAAGATTTATTTATATTTCATGATAATGATGATAAAATATGGATTTTTGAAAATAAAGGAGTTAAAATAAAAAATAATTCTTATTTGATTGAAAAGGATAAACTTATAAAGATTTTATAAAATTTTTTTCAAAAACATCATAATCAATAACTTTATGAAAACCACTTGATTTTAGGTTCATTATACGAATGAAATTTTTAAAAATTATTTTTTTTGATTCAATACCATAATAACATTCTATTTCTGTTCCCTCATAAAAATTAGGATTTTTAAAACCTAATTGTTGTAAAGTTTTAACTATTTTTCTTGATTTTTCATAACTATCACTCCAAATTAAAAAATCATTATGCAATAAGGAATATTTTTTAATATTTTCAAAAGTTCTTTTTAATGTCATATTTTAATACCAGTTATCGTATATACTTTCAGGATATAAATTTTCATTAAAATAACCATAACTTTCATATCCTGAAATAGAATCACCAACCTGAAATAATTTTTCTGTTTTAATTATACCATTAAACCTTTTAAGTTTTTCTTTTGGTAATTTAATAACTTCTTCTAAATGATTTAAACAAGTTACTTCATTATCATTAACAGAATCTACAACAAAGAATTCATTTTCATAAATAACTATATTACTTTTAAAAATTGATTTATTTGTTGCAAATAACAAAATTGGTTTAATTTCTTTTAATGTATATTTTTTTTCACCATCTTTTGTTAAACAACAAATACCTGATGAAAATCCAATTACCTTACCTATGGTTTGGTCAGGTAATAATACAAAAGAATTTTTTGTTATTAACTTTTTTGTATATAAAAAATCTACTTTATAATCATTATAGTACATTTTCTTCTACTTTATATAAATTAAAGTAATAATTCATATCATCAAATTTTCTAATTGTTTTTGCAGTTTCATTATCAGACTTATTTATAATTCTTCTTTGTTCCCTTTCCAAAAATTTACTACCTTCCTGAATTCCAAATTGATATGGGTCAGGTTTAATTTCTTTTAATTTATTTGAAATAAATGTAACTTGGGAAGTCCAAATATGTAATGATAATTGATTTGTTACAAATTTGGTATGATTTAAAATCATTGGTTTTTTGGAAAAGTATATTGAAAAACCTTTTTCCATAGTTTTTTGAAATAAAAACATACCGAATTTTGTAGTGTAAACAACACCTAATCTTTTTGGATTGTTGCAAACAATTATTAATGTTAATGAAACAAAAAATAATAATATTAGTAAGTATATCATAATTAATTATTTAATAGTTTTATAAACCAGTCAAATTGACAATTACTTTTTAAATTTAATTTATATTTTAAAATATTTATAAAATATTCTATTTTCAGGATTATTCTTAATAAAATGAATCAATCTTTTCTTTATGTTCTTCTACTGTAAAAACTGTATTCATTTTATTTAAATTTAAAAAGATTTTTTCCGTTTGTTCTAAGTTTTTTAAGTGCAATTTCTTTTATTTGTCTAACCCTTTCTTTGGTTAAATTTAATTCATCACCAACATCTTCTAAATTACAATTATTATTACCATCAAACCCATAATACATTGTAATAATAGTTTTTTCTCTTTCATCAAGTACATTACTAATTAAATCTTCTAATTCTTTTCTTTTATCAAATTTATCAATATTATCAGGTGGGGTTATATTTGCTGGTATTAAATCAATTAATTCATCACCATCTTCATTAATTGAAGAATAAATTGATTGTACTGTTGGTACAAATATATCATCACTTGTATCAACAAACTCATCTTGTTTTAGTTTTTGTTCATTCTTTTTTTGTTGTTTTTGAATATCATTAACAACATTTAAAGGTAATCTTATTTCTCTTGAATATTCAGAAAGATATGCAAGAATGGATTGGCGAACCCACCATACTGCATAAGATATAAATTTAGTGTTTTTTTCTAAAGTATATTTTTCAGATGCGGTAACAAGACCAATTAATGCCTCTTGATATAAATCTTTTATATCAATATTATATTGATTACAAACACCACTAAATTCATTTGCAGTTTTTATTGCGAAAAGTAAATGAGATTTTATTATTAAATCTCTTATTTTTTTATCTTTTGTTTTAAAATATTTTTGCCACATTAATTTTTCATCATCACCTGATAATTTTTGTGTTTTTCTAACATCCTTAAAAAATAAGGATGATAGATTGGTTTCAATTATATCATCAATACCTTCTTTTTTTTCTTTTTTTCTTGTTTTGGTTTTTAACATATAGGTTTGGTTTGATTATAAAAAATTATTTTAATTGAGGAAGAAATTTATCAATAATTTCATCAAAAGTTGGATTGAATTTTATTTTTGTTACATTATATTCTTGATTTGCAATCAAAGAACTAATTTCCCTTTCGTATGTGTCTGATTTTTTATTACACAAAAGATTATACATTATGAAGTGTTTTGTTTTTCCTTCATAATAATCTGTAATTTTACATTTTAGGGATTTATTGAAATAAATTTCAAATTCATTATCATTTAAAATTTTTAATTCCAATTCGTTTTTTAAAACATCTTTTTTTGTTTCTTTGCAAAGTTTTTCATAATTCTCAAAATTTTCCAATGAATTACCAAAATCCTTTTTTTGTTGAAAAGTTTCTTTTATTTTTTCACCATACAATGTACGCATAATTTGGAACTTTAAGTTGTCCAAACCCAAAGATTTGAATTTGGGATACCATTCGTTATAAAGTTTTTCAAACTCTTCTTTTGTAATGTCTTTTTTCATTTTATTTTTGTTTATTTATTTTTTTTAAATATAAAAGTTCTTCTTTATATTTTTTTAATGAAGGAAATGAATTAATTTCAAGACAATAATCAACTAACCCTAAAATATATTGACAACGTTCATCAAAGTTTTTATTATCTAAAAATAATAATAATTCATTATCATTAAGTTTTTCTATTTCATTATACTTTTTTCTAAGTAATTGAATATTTGTAAACCAATTAGGTAATGAATTATCAATCAATTGAGTGGTTGATTCTACAACTGAATTATTTTTCTTCCTTTTTATGGGTTTTATTTCATCTACTTGAAAAAATGTTTTCATCAGAATTTATAATTTTTTGTTTCTTTTCTAATTTTTATTTGTGACTTGGTATTATTTTTTTCGGTAATACCATTTTCCAATGGTGCAACCATTCTCTTTAAGACCAAACCTTCATATAATTCATGTTTCACCATTTCTTCATATAATTCCTTAAAATCTTCTTTTACAAAGGTTTTAACAACATAAAAAGTTTCATCTATTGTATATAACCATTTGTTATAGTCTTTTAAATCCAATTTACCAAAGTAATATTTATCAGTTTCATCTTTAGATGTGAACAAATTCAAAAGAAGATTATAACGACTTTGGAAAGATTCACCCAGAAGATGTTTTGAATTATAAACAATTAAATCGAAAAAAACAAGTTTTTGGTTAAATATTTTTCCATTTTCATCTTTTTGCGATTTATTTAGATATTCACCAACCAAAACAATCCAACCCAAATCTTTATTTTTTTCATAAATTCTTTTAACTAATGTTTCTATTTCTACACTTATTTTAAAATTTGAAAAAGATTGTTTATGTCTATTTTTTACAATAAAAGTTTGACCATTTGTGAATAATAAACAGCAAGAACCATTTAATTTTGGTTGTGCGAAATAACCATTAGATTGATAAAATTCACAATCAGAAATTTTTGTTGCATTTTCTGGTCTTGGTGGAAAAATATATTTATAATCTTGATAGTTCATTTTAATTTATTAAAATATTAACAATCTTCTTCTTCACCAGATTCATCTTCTTCATTATAATGGGTCTTATTTGTAGTACAATAAGTAAATGCTCTTTTATTAGTAAAAAACAAAAAACTTCTTTCTTTTATTATTTCATATTTTAAAGGATTACCGCAAACAGGACAAATCTGTAAATCATAAACACATTTGTGTATTAAATTTTCCTTTTCTTTAATTTCCTCGTTTTCTTTTTCTTTTAAAAGAATAATTTTTCTTAATTTTTCTGTATTAATCATAATATTATTTTTTAATTGAATTTCTTCTACCGTAAAAAATGTATTTTTCATCTTTTTAACCATTGATTTCTTAATGCAATAATTGACACTTCTTTTAAATAATCCTTATCAAGTTGTTTTAACCAACCATAAAATTCAACATCTTCTTTAGATTTTAATTTACCGTGATTAAATGGTTTATTATCATCTTTTTGTCTTGCAACTGCATCTTTAATTCCTCTTCTATACTTCCACTTATTATAAAAATAAGTTTTGTATTTAAACATAAATTTATTCATATCCTCAAATACAAATCCCTCAATCCATTCACCATTTAAATTATAATCATGATGAAGAATTTTTTTATAGAATTCATAAAATTCTTCCCAATGATTAAAAACTGCAACTTTTTCTTTAACATCCAATCCCAATTCCTTACCAATTTTTAATAATTCTTCATAAGAATCAGTTTTAAATTCAATATCTCTTTTTACAGATTCAATAAGAACGATATTTGGTTTGGGATATTCAATAATATGTGGGTCTAAATTCGGTTCAATTACCTCAAAAATAAGTGAACAATTATTATTTTTTACATAATCTTTTAGTAAGTCAAAGTTAGTGATTTTTTCTTTTAATATTTTGGCAAACATTTGGGAAAATTCTCCATCAGAAGTTGATTTTGATGATATAAAAACTTCATCTTTAATGGAATCATAACCTACCAATCCCAAAAAACCATTATATTTATGCCAACAAGTAAGTGGAAATTTTATTTTTGTAGGTAATATATCCAATGATGTTTCTTTTTGTTCTCCAATATTAAAAAATTTATCATAAGAACGAGTTATAATTTCACCATTAATTGTATTAAGAAATAATCCCCTTGCCTTAATGTTTAATTGATTCCATTTTGAATTGAAAAATGCATCACGAGTAAAATTAAAAGAAGATATATAATTGGTTAACTTATTTTCACGAACTAATCTGGATTTTCTTAATTCATTAACCAAATTAAGTCCTTCAAGATTTACCACTTCGGTATCAAGTTCTTCTTTTATTTTAAATAAATTATTTTTAATTTCAATACCTTTAATTTCATTACCAGATAAATGCAAAATTCTTAAATGACCACCAAATTCAATTTTACCCTCCAAGTTAAATGATTTTTCTGATGCAAATATTGATGAGTTTTTTGAATTTCTATGACCATGAATTTGATAAATTTCCTTATTACAGTTTTGTGAAAAAACTTCATCAATATCCAAATTATGTCTGCCAACACCTTTAATCATTTCTTGCGTTGCAATATAAATTAAATTTCTTTTTGGGAACGTAGATAAACCACCATGAGTTACAAGATATTCTTTTCCATTATATGTAAACCATGACATTTGACCTAATTTTCGATATAATTCCCTTGCATCAGATTTGGTGAAATCAGATTCTTCTAATTGGGGTTTTGTTTCAACTTCAAATACTTTAGATTTTGATATTTCATTATTACCCCATTTCCAAAGATGTATTTCATGATTACCTTCAATAAGATAAACATTGGGTTGTTTTGATAATTCCAACATATATTTTAATACATCAGAATTATTTATACCCCTATCAATAAAGTCACCAACAAAAATATATTGATTTTCTAAAGAAAAAGGATTATCTTGAAAAAATTGAATTAAAGGTTCAACACAACCATGAATATCACCGAATATATAAACATTTTTATAATTGGATAAATCAATTGGTTTTGCATGAATATTTTCAAATAAATTATCAGGTTTTGTTATAATAAACCTACCTTGAGGTTTTTCCAAATCATATCTTGCAAATGCACGGTGAATAACTTCTTCTGGAACAAATTTATATTCATCACGCATTTTATTTTGTTTTAAAACCCTTTCTATTGGAACATCAGTAAAATCCAATACAAATGCACGATAACGATAATTTTCAATTAATTTTTTATAACGTTGAAAATTTGTTCTACCTTGATGTGTTGCATCTATTACCGTTAATTCACCCCTTTCCATTCGTTTTTCAAGAAGTTCAAAAAGTAATGACCAAACTTTGTTATCATTATTCATTGAAATATTTAAACCACCCAATTCATTAAGAGATGGTGATTGAAATAATAAACGAATTTGGTCTGGGGAAAGTGTATATTCCTCCAGACCATTATTTTTAATAAAAGTTGATTTTCCTGAACCAGGACAACCCCTTGTTAGAATTAAAGTTCTCATTGATTAAGTTTCCACAAAGATAAGGAAAAAAATTTAAATTGGTATTGCAAACTTTAAAAAGTTCTACCCCACCAACGTCTAATTTTTTCTTCAAATTCAGGAAACCAAAATTTGTTCATAACTTCCATTGTGAACCAACGAATAATCATGTAGAAAAATAAAAATTGAACAATTGTACTTAATAAGTAAATCATATATTTATTGTTTTTTTAATTTTTGTTCATCAATTTCTTTCGCAGTAAAAGGAATTCTATCCATGACCATACCATAACCTTTATCAATCCATCTTTTATAGATTAAAGTTTTTAAACCCCTTTCCCAGAACCAAACATAAAGTTCATTACCTTTTTTTTCTTTACTAATCATTTGACTAAGGTTTTTTGAACAAATTCATAATAAGATTCCAATCTTGAAATTGTTTCTTTATAACCCCACAGAACCATTAAATCAAACAAACCAGGTGAAGGTTCACCCCCAGTCAAAGATTGTCTTAAATACATCATTATGTCCTTTTGTTGACATTCTAATTGTGTTATTAATTCCAATCCTTTTAATTGAAATCCATCCAAATCTGTTGGTTTTGTTTCTTTTAAATAATTAATATATTCGGAAAACCATTTTTCTTGTGTTTCACCCCAATTTTTAAATGATTCAGGGTTTAAATTATTTAAGTCAAACGAATTCCAAAACCATTTTGTTAGGGAATAAAAATTTGGATAGAATTTTTCTTTTTCACCTTTTTCAGTCATTTCTTTTAAGGTAATATCTTTAAAAGACATAACCTTATCTTTGGTTAAATCCCACATTTTTTCAACCAATTCTTTTCCATACAATTCATAAAGTTTTTCACCTTTATCATTAACCAATTGTTCAAGTGCAAGATTATTATCCATTACTTTGATATATTGATTATTATACCACAATGCCTTTTTGAAATTGTATCTTGCTCCAGATTTGGAAACTCTTTCGATTGAAAAAGATTGAATTAATTCATCAATGGTATATAATTCTTTATTACCACCAGGATTCCAACCCAAAAATGCAAGGAAATTATTTACTGCTTCAGGTAAAAATCCCATTTCTTTAAATTGAAGTGGATAAACAGGAATACCAAATGCATCACCATCACGTTTACTTAATTTACCATTTCCTTCAGGTCTAAGAATTAAAGGTAGGTGTGCAAATGTTGGATGTTCCCAACCAAATGATTCATATAACATTATATGTGTAGGTACAGATGATAACCATTCTTCACCACGAATAACATGTGTGGTTTGCATTAAATGGTCATCTACCACATTTGCAAGATGGTAAGTTGGAAGATTATCTTTAGATTTCCAAATAACTTTATCATCACATTCTGATGTATTAAATTTAACTTTACCACGAATCATATCTGTGAAAATAATATCACGATTTTTTGGCATTAATAATCTAACACAATAAGGGTGATTTTCTTCTAAAAGTTTTTTTGTTTCTGATTCAGGAAGAACTAAAGAGTTCTTCATATATTGACGAGTAACTGAATCATATTTTGCAGAACGAGATTTACCACCGAAATCTTCTCTCATTTTTTCAAGTTCATCAGGGGTATCGAATGCATAATATGCATAACCTTTATTTAAAAGAATTTGAACATGTTCTTTATAGATTTCAGTTCTTTGGGATTGAGTGTAAGGACCGAATTGTCCACCGTGTTTTGGGGATTCATCAGGCATAATACCTAACCACTCTAAAGAATCATAGATATATTTTTCTGCAGTTGGAACGAAACGTTCCCTATCTGTATCCTCGATTCGGATATAGAAATCACCACCGAGTTTCTTTGCTAATAGATAATTGAATAGTGCTGTACGCACACCACCGATGTGTAGAGTGCCGCTGGGAGAAGGTGAGAACCTTAATCTAATCTTTTTTTCTGACATAAAGATATTTATTTTAAAACAAATTTAAACAAAAAAAAGTAATAAAACAAATGCAAAAAAGTAAAATCTATTAAATCTTTATAAAAATCAGATAGTAAAATTATATTTTTAATACCACATCTTTCCCTTATTTCTTCACAAGTTAATTCAGTTGTTTCTGCAAGAATATGGTGTTTTTCACATAAAGATGCACCATTATCAATAAAATAACCACCCTTTTCAAAATCTTCCGTAAATAATCTACGTTCTATTATATGGTGAGCATCTTTTGCAGGTTCACTACAAATTACACATTTATAATTATCTCTTTTAAAAACAGATTCCCTAAATTCATCCCTATTTAATAATTTTTCCATAACCTAAAATGTTCTTTAAAGGGTTTTCTGAATAAATCAATAAAATCTTTTTTCAATGACTGAAACCAAAAATCAAACCAAATAATTGTGATTATAGGTTCTTTAAATTTTTTCTTTTCAAAGAATAAATCAATTATTTTATTTTCAAATTCTTTTTGACAAAATTCTATTGCAGAATTTAAATCTGAAAAAGTACTTTCTTCATAATCAAATGAAACATAAAATTCATTTTGTGGAATTTTATCACCAAGTCTATGATTTGATATGATACAAGAATGTAATAGACTTTCACTTTTTAAATAGATAAATCCTTTTTCTTTACCCAAATCAGTTGTAAAATCTCTAAATTCCAATTTTTTTATTTGCATAATTTTTCTATTTTTGATAAACAATCTTCTGTACTGATAATTGTTTTACATACTAAAGGATTAAAATTAATTTTCATATTAAAATTTTTACCTATTTCTGGAAAAATTTTAAAAACCAAATCAAAGTTAGATTCATATACATCAAAATCTATTCCATCATTAACAAAATGATATTTATTTTTTAATTTCCTAACTTCATAACCTTTATCTAAGGTTAAAAGGATAAACTGTGATAAATAATTTTTCATATTTTATTTCTATTTTTGAAAATCAATCTTCTGTATTTGAATACAATTCTTTTCCTTTAACCACCATTGATAAACTTCCTTATCAATTGATAAAACAACTTTTTTCCTACCAAATAAATTTTCCATTGGAATTTCTGTATCAGGAACACACATTGTTAATTTAACCTCAAAAAAATCAATACCTTTGTATTCTTTAAAAGTTATTTCCTCTTCAATATCAAATTTAAATCCCTTTTCTTTTAAGAATTTAATTAAATCTTCTTTTTCAATCTGTAACATAATTTAATTTTCCACAAATATAAAACAAAATTCCCAAATTTTTCAATGCAAATTTAATAACTTGTTTATTTTTTTTCTATATATAATATATTTCTTTTTATGAACTTAAAAAGTGCATCAGGAAACTACAACTTTAAAAAAGATTTAAAGATTGGTAAAAAGGGTGAGGATTATATAATTAATTTTCTTGAATCAAAAGGTTTTAAATTTATTGATAGAAATAATGATAAAACATTTGATTTATTAATGGAATGGAGGGGAAAAAAGATTAAATATGAAATTAAAACAGATGTTTACCCAAAAGACACAGGAAATATGGTTATTGAATTTGAGAGTAGAGGAAAAGATTCTGGAATATCTGTAACCAAATCTCATTATTATATATATTATTATGCTCATTATGATGAAATTTGGTTAATAAGAACCAAAGACCTTAAAAAACTTATTAAGGAAAATAATCTTAAATGGGTTAATGGTGGTGATTGGAGAAGTAACACAAAAATGTGGATTATTCAAAAGGAAAAATTTAGAAATTGGTTTAAGGTATATAATTTTGCGAAATAATTTCCTCCAATCTCTTATATAATTCACCAACCGAATAAAATTTTTCATCTAATAGTAGTCCTGTTGTACCAATTTTTTTATCATCAAAACATCTTAAAACAAAGTAATTTCTTGTTGATACAAAAATTGTAATGTGACTTGGTTTGTTGTCATAAGTAATATAAATAAAATTATCATCATGTTTTAAATTTGGGAATTTTTGTTTTATTCTATTAATTATAAATTTATCCATAAAATGTTCATCAATTTTTTCAACTTCAACTACTTCTTTTGGTTTTAAATCCATAATTGATTTATCACCAATAATATTTTTTATATAATCATTTCTTTGTTTTTCTTGTTGATTTGCTCTAGAAGTTAGTTTTAAATTTTCTTTTATATTTTGTTTTTTATAATTTCTTACTAATTTTTTTAAATAATCTGGATATAAAAAATAAAAATCTTTATCATAATTTTTGATTATTAAACCAATATACTTATTTAACAATTCATTTGAAGTATTTTTTACTTGTTCTTTAGAAAGTACTCTTGGTGTATTATTTGGATTTAAAAATAAATAATTAATGTATTTTTCTTTTAAATCATCAGTCAAAAATTTATACTGAATATCTGATAAATTCCAATTAACGTGTTTTAAAATTTTATTTAAATAATATTGTTTTAAATCATCTGATAAAGATAAAAAATATTCATCACTCAAACCCCAACCAGAATCAATATATTCTTTTTTTAGTGGTTTACTTAAATCTAAGAAATAATCATATTTAAGTAAATTTGGGTAGAAATTAATAATTTTAGATTTAACATCATCTGAAAGAAGTTTAAAAACCTCTTTAGGTATTTTTAAATTAAGTTTTTCACTATGAGTACCATTTAAAAATTTATCTGAATAGTATTTTACTGATTGAATTATTTGGTTATTTGCACGAGATTTTAAATTTAATCCTTCATTTAAGTTTTTTAATATAACAGAAAAAACCCAATAGTAACCAGAATTATTTCCTTTAGATAAAACTTTAAGTGTTGGATTTTTTTCTTTTATTGTTTGTAATCTTAAATTAAGATTATCAAAATTAGTATCAAAAATTAAAGACAAATTAGTAATTTTCGTATTACCTTTTTCGTAAGATATTTTATAGTTGTCAATATCAATAACTAATGAATTTAAATTTATTGAATCATTTTTACTTATATTTAACAGTTTATTTCTTAAATCCTCTAAATTATTAGCACTAATATTAATTTGTTCATTTTTATTTTCTGAAACAACAAAAAAACTTTGTTTGTAATAAATTGTTTCACCACCTAACAAAAAATTAATTGTAACTGTTTTAATTTTTTTAGAATTACCACCGTAATGATTTTTTAGTCTATCTTCTAATCCAGAAATTTGTTGGTTATGTCTTTGTTCAAAGTTATCACCAATACTACCTCTTGTAGTGAATATAGTATAAGAATTACCATCTTTTGATTCAATAATATCACAAGAACTTTCTGTTATTATTTTATTATCTTTTACATAAGTTTTTATTTGTATGTTAGTTACATCTGTTTTAAAACCTTGATTATTTAATTTTTTTAGTTCATCAGAAACTCTTTGTTCAAAATCATCTGAAAGTCTTTTTGAACCCAGTATTCCATGCACTAAATCTAAGTCAGGGTTTGAAATTGATTGTACACCAACAGGTCCATTAACTTTAGATAAAATTTTTGTTTGTATTTGTTGTTGATTAATATTTTGAGATTTAACTTCTTGCGGATTTAAGGATGATAAACCTATCGCAGTACCAATTAACATATCTTTCCAACTTTCATTTAAATCTTTTCTTTTAATAAATGTAACATTTCCTTTGTATTCCAATTTATAATCTTGCGGTAGGTTTTTTGATAAAAATAATCTATTTATTTTTGCTCTTTTATTTGGTTCGTTGTCATCTTTTTTATTCCCACTTAAAATAGAATCAATTGAAAATCTTCCCATTGTTTCCTTTCTTGAATCAATATGTGAAATGGTTATTATTTCAGGTCTATAATCATTAATAAATTCATTTGTTATTTTTGTAACAGTACCAAGAACTCTTAAAGAATTTTCTTTATTTAATTCATTCATCCATTTTGATGTTGTGTAATATTCTCTTTCCCATTCTTCACCAAACTTTCCAATTGATAAAAGAAGAAATTTAACAAAGAATATTTCCTCACCATCTGAAAAACGATATTTTATTTTATCACCATCCACAATTTTTTCATAAGAATAAGTGTTGGTTAATTCTGCAATTTCATTAATTTGTTTTTTAGATTCTTTTAAATTTTTAAAATCAAGTAAATTACCATTAGAATCATAAGTTTTGGAAATTGAATAAAATAAAAATTCTAGAATTTCATTGATTGTATCAAACTCTATGTTTATATTCTTTAATGTTCTTTCTTGTGTTATTATATCTCTTGGACCTAAAATATGTAAGTTTATTTTATCTAAATGTTGAGTAATTGAAAACGAACCAATGATATTTTTAAAACGTATATTTTTAAAATCAACTTTATCAAAATTAAGATTATTTTCATAAAATTTATCAAAAGTATTAATAAAAGGATATTTTTCTTTAACTTTTTGTCTTATAATTAAACCCAATAAATTCAAAATATTTTCAGGTAAATCTTTTACTGGTGAATTTAGAATTTTATCATCAATATTTTTAATGTATTCTTCCCTTTGTTTTTCCTGTTCTTTTGCACGAGATTTTAAATTTAAATTTTCTTTTAAATTATAATTATCAGAAATAATTTCTTCCAATTTATTATATAATTCACCTACTGTATTAAATTCTTCTTCCATTATAATTTCACCAAAACCATTATATGTTGTGATTGGTGTATAAAAATGTAAAAAAAATTTTTTCCCATTCGAGAAGAAAAGTAGTTTTTTATTTCTTATATCTATAAGAAATAGATTATTATACTTTAATTTTGGGAATTTTTGTTTTAATTTATTAATTAATATTGGAAATATAAATTTAGACAAAAAAGTTGAATTTACTTCTTTTGGGGTTAATTCCATTATATCTTTATTTCCAATAATACTTTTTATATATTCTTCTCTTTGTTTCTCTTGTTCTCCAGCACGAGATTTTAAATTCAATTTATTTTCAACCAAATCAATTTCAGTATTATTACCAAAAGTTTTGATTTTATAGTTACTTGGTAATACTTTTTCCAAAAAATATTTGTTCACCCTTGTTCTTTTATTTTCATCATAGGGGTTATTTGCAAATTCACTTTTACTTCTTACATGGTAAATTTTTATTTTCTTTGGGTTATATTTTTCAATAAAATCCAAAGTAATTTTTGTTATTGTATTTAATATTTTAAATCTTTCCTGACTATTAATATCATCAAATTGTTTCTCAAATGTTGAAAAATGTCTATTCCAAATATCATTACCATCTAATATAAAATCTACTGAAAAATTATAATCATCATCAGTCTTAAAATTATACGTAATAATATTTAGATTCCTATTTTTAGTTCTTTTTGTAATATAAACATTAGATAAATCTACTATTTCGGTTAAAAACATTATTTTTTGATATTTATATAATAAATATTCGTTAATGGATAATAATTTATTTTTAGAATATGCACGTTGTTTAAGTGATTCAATTTACACAATTGAAACATATTTACAAACTTTTGATAAAACTCAAGGTGGATATGTTCCATTTAAACTATTCCCAAAACAAAAGGAATTAATTGAAAATTATGAAAAGAATAATTTTGTTATATTAAAAAAACCAAGACAGGCAGGTATTACAACAACAACTGCAGCATGGGTTTCACATAGAGTTGGTCTTGCAGATGAATTAAGACCAGAAAGAATACTTCTTATTGCAAATAAACATGAAACTTCACAGAAATTTCTTGCTCAAGTAAAAGAATTTTTATCCCAATACCCTAAATGGATGGATGTGTCTATTGCAAAAGATGCAGTAAAATGGAATGAAAAACATATAATACTTAAAAATGGTTCAGAAGTTAAGGCAGTTGCAACATCAATTGACTCTTTAAGGGGTTATTCACCAACAATAGTTATATTTGATGAGGCAGCATTTATTGATAATGGTGATGAATTATGGAAGGCAACATTTCCATCACTATCAACTGGTGGTAAATGTTTTATGATTTCCACTACAAATGGTATGGACCCATTATATTTTGTTACTTATGATTCTTCTTTACAAGGAAAAAATGACTTTAAAATAGTTGAAGTTGAATGGTGGCAAGACCCAAGATATAATAAAAATTTGGAATGGAGAAAAGATGATGATATAATTAAAAGTCAAGATTTGGATTTGGGTAAAGAATTAAAAAGAAAAGGTTATAAACCCTGGTCTCCCTGGTATGAAAATATGTGCAGACAAATGAATTGGAATCAAAGAGCAATTGCACAAGAATTGGATGGTGATTTCGTTGGTTCTGGTGGTAATGTTATTGATGAAGAATATATTAAAATGCAAGAAGTTGAAAATGTATCAGAACCTATAAGAAAGGAAAATTTTGATGGTAATATGTGGATATGGAAAGACCCTGAATATGGTAAAAGATATATATTAAGTTGTGATGTATCTTCTTCTTTTGGTACAGATTACTCAACAATACAAATAATTGATATTGAAAATAATGAACAAGTTGCAGAATATCAGGGTAAAATAAGACCAGATACATTTGCAGAATTAATATATGAATATTGGAAACGTTATGGTGGGTTAATAGTTCCTGATGTTACAGGTGGTATGGGATTAACTGTTATTCTTAAATTATACGAATTAGGTTTGGATAAAAAGAATATGTATTATGATATACCAAAGGCAAAGATAATGAATGATAAATTTTCTCACTTAAAAACATCTGATGAAAAAATGCCAGGTTTCCAAATCCAATCAAATAGAGCATTAATTGTTGATGAATTTGAAAGACAAATAAGAATGAATGAGTTTAAAGTACGTTCTTCTCGTTTATGTAGTGAAATGAAAACATTTATTTATGATAGAAGTGGAAAACCAAACCATACAAAAAATACTCATGATGATTTAATAATGGGTTGTGCAATGGGGTTATATGTTATTCAAACTTCTTTAAAATTTATTGATAAAAATATGAATCATGCAAAGGCAATACTTAATGCAATGATAAATGTAAATAACAAGGAAACTGTTTCTAATAATGAAAGATTTATTAGTCCAGAAAATAAACAATATATGGATAATATGTGGTTGTTTAGGTAAACCAAATATCATCCATATACTTTAATAAGGAATACCCATATACAATAATATTCATAACCCAAATAAATACTATTATAAAATTTGATTCTAATGTATATTCAATTGCGAAATAACAAGAAAAAATAAATATAAATAAATCAATAATATAAAGTATTTTTTTATTATCAAAAAAGATTTTTGAACATAATAATGATAAAAAAATCATACTAAGGAATGCACTTAATGATACCATATCCAATCAGGTTTAGGTCTGTTATGAAATTTATTAATTTTATCATTTACTTTATTAAGAAAATATTTAAATCCTATTTTGTCAATCGGATTTTTTGATAAATTATGTTGTTTAAAAACATTAAAATCAATATCAACATTAAATAAAATGTTGTTTTGATAATAAGGAATTTCGTAATTAATAAATTCATCAATAATTTCATTATCAACACCATATATTACTATTGGTGTAAAAGTATTTATTACATATTCTATATCACTTATTCTTAATCTTTTATAATGAATTTCATTATTATTGTTTAAACCAAATCGTTTAAGAAGTAATGGTCTATCAAAATTTTTCATTACATCAGTACCATTCCAAGACCATCCCAAAGAAATAAGTTTTTCCTGAAATTTTTTATTTTCTTTGGAATTACTAAAAATAACATATAACCATTGTTTATTCATATTTATCCATTATTTTTAAAATATATTCGTTATGAATTTGATTTTGTATTTTATTATTATTTATTTTAAATATTTTTTTATCTTTATCAATATAAAGATATTCTTCATCTTTATAATTTGATTTAATAAAAATACCTTTTTTTGGGTTTAAAAATGATTGAAAAAGATTTTCAGAAATAACACCCTTAAAAATATCACCTCTAAATATTTCTATATAATAATACACATTTGTAGTACCAAAATAAATGTTACCTATATCAATAACATCTTCACTTTTTATTGAAAAAATTGAACATTTTTTAATTTTAATTTCTTCTATTTGCCAGAACATTAGAATATATTAATTTTACTGTCATTTATATTAAAAATCAAATGTTTATATTTACATTTTACATAATTAACAACAGAATTTTTAAATGTTAAAGTACCATGTACTTTGGTCAAAGGAAAAATGTTTATATTAACACCATCTAAAGTTAAATCACCAAAATATTCAGTACCCAATTTTTTAGGTAATTTAAAATTATTAATAGAGTTATTAGAAAGAATTTCCCTTATCATTTCTGATTTATATTTTTGCAAACCATGAATATTATTAATATATCTATCAATTACTTCATTTTTAACTTCAATTATGTTATTGTTAATTATTTTAAATATATTTAAATCATTCATAATTACCAAAGTATTTTGATTATTATATTTCACATAATTTATCATAACACCAGTTGGTTTATCTTTTTTTATTGACATTTGGAATGTTTTCATACTATCTAAGTAGAAAATATTTTTATAGAAATATTTTATATCAGACTTAACAAAACTTTGCCATTCCTTTTGTGAAGGACTTGATTCTATTTTAAAAATCGTATTAATATCCCTTCTTTTAAATAAATTTAAAATTAAAGGAATATCTTCATTAGTAGTTTTTACAGTTTGTTTACTAATGTAGGTTTTTTTTATTCTTTGTTTCGGTATGAAACAAGGTAATTTTAATTCTTCTATTTGCCAGAACATTTTAGTATTTCTTTTACTTTCTTCTCTATTTTTTCTTTATTTGTAAAAGTTGAATTTAATTTTGTACAATTAACGTAATTATTACCCAAGTAACAATTACCAACAATATCAATAATTATGTGTTCAAAATTTGAAATATTAGAAATAGTTAAAGAAGGAAATTTAATATTATATAAAGTATTTTTTTTAATATAAAGAACTAAATTAACATTATAAATATTAGAATTAAGTTCCCATATTTCTCTTTTATATGGTTCTATTTTTTTTATTAAAGAATCTAAGGAATATCTACCCATCACTTTATTATCAAGATGAGTTACTTCCCAAAACAATTTTTTTCTCATAATCTTAAATTTAAGAAAAAAAAATGAATTAATCAAATTTAGAAAAAATTTGGGTTTAAGAATACTCCAGAAAAAGTTAATGGAGTGATTAAAGTGATATTATTTGGTCTGTTTTGAAACAAAACTTGTGATGCAACCAAACCAGAATTTTGGTTATTTAAAATAACCCTTTCAACACTCAATTCACAATTATCGTTCATAATAATTGAATTTCCTGATTGCCAAAATCCACATGTTGTAAGTAATCCATTAATTTTACCTACTTGTGGTAAAACTACTTTAGAATCAATTTGTAATGTAGAAAGTTCTGTTTCTAAATGTGGTGGTTGTTCATTTTTAAATTCAGAACCATAATCAATACCTTTTTTATATTGAAATTTTTGTCTATCAAATAAGGTATTTCTATATTTTTCACCACCTTTCCATATTGTAGTTGCAGGAATAAATTGTTGTATTAAACCAAACCAATAGGAATCAATTAAATTAATATATTGATTCATCATTATTTGATATGTTAAACCTTTTGAATCAATTCCACACTTTTCTAAAGAATTTAAATAATCTTCATAAATCATTCTTAATGTTGGGTAATAAGATACTGTTTTTCTTGTTCTTGCATCAATAAATCTTTCATAACTTAATTTAATGAATTCTGAAAAAGTCATTGCAGATATTGATTTATCATAACCATAGGTAGGATACTTTGAAATATCGCAAAGTGGATAATTGGTTTTATAAAAATTAAATACATCACATTCTATTGCCTTTGCTGGGTCTAAAAATAATGTTACTTCCTTTGTATTTATTATTAATTCACTTCTTTTTTCATTATAATTGGTTTCCCTTAATTCTAAATTATAATTTCTATTGGTTGTATTACCTGTATAAACCCAAGATTTTTTATTATCTTCTGTTAAATTTAAAATAAAACCAATATCACGAAATTTATCCATATATTTTTGACCAAAATCATAAGAACCTTCATGGTAAACATTTTCTTCAAACCAACCACCATTCATTTGAAAATAATAATCAAAAGTATTGGGTAGTTTATTAGGAAAACCTTCTTCGGAAATTGGGTAATCAGACATATTAATTGATAATCCTGATAAATTAATTAAATTTAATTTTAATTGGTCATAATCTACAATATTATCTACTGTGTAAACATGTTCATTAAAATCAACTAAACAATCTGGTGCACCGATAAATCTAAACAAAAATTCTAAAACTTTTCTTGTTCCTTTTCCTTTCCATAAAAATGAAGAATTTAAAATAATTCTTCTCCAAAGTTCAATGTCCATTTCTGATGGAGTTAAAAAAGTTTTATTGTTACCATAAATGGGTGAATCCCCTGTTGAAACAAAGAATTTTAATAAATCATTTTCGTTAATTGATTGTAAAACATCAAAACCTAAAACTTTTGCAAAATTTTTAACTAATTGGTCTGGTAAATTTTCTAATTCCCTATTGTATTGTATTGTTGATGAAAATGCAATAGAATCAATAAATAATTTTATTTCATCCAATTCCCTTCCATAAACTTTTAACATTTTATCAAATTTTAAATTTGGTGTATCAAATTCCTTTAAAACTGATGTGGTTAAAAATCTTGAAACTAAATCAGTTTTATATTGGTCATAAGTTAATGCAAGATTATTTAAATCATTTAAATACAATTGATATAGACTGGTGTTAATATCAATATTATAACCATCTGATGTGGGAAATGTGAAACTTTGTTCTGTAAAACTGGTAATTCCATTACTATCTTCTTCTATTACTGAAAAAGTTGCAGTATATTTTGGTGTAGTATCCCTATTTAATAAATAAGATTGAAAATAAGAAATAGAATTAAAAAAATTATCAATTACATTTTGGATAGGTTTTATATGATAAGTTATAGAAAGTGAAGTATTACCACTAAAAGGATTTCCTTCACAAACTATTGTTAAAAATCCAGTACTAACAGTAGTAGAACCAGTAAATTCCAATATTTTATAACCAGATTCAAAAGGTGGGAAAGAAATTTCGTAATTCAAAAAATTTGCAGAAATGTTTCTTAAATCATTTGTTGGTGAAAAAGAATTAATTAAAACATCTTCTTCCGTATAAGACATTTCAAAATTATTAACAAAAGAAGATACTGGAACATTAAAAGTTGATTTGTTTGTTAAAGAATCATAAACATTATTTAATACTGTAATTTTAACTTGACCATCAATAAGTGATGAAACAACTAAAGATGATGGAAATTTTTCAATAATATCTTCTATTTCAACTCTTATAAATTCTTTTAAAGAACCAAAATATGCATAGTTTTTTAAATTTTTTCTATCATAATTTAAAAATATCTTAATATTGTTTGATTCTATGTTTTCTGAATTACTTTCTAAATTAATTGTTTCTACTGTTATAGGATTAGAAAAACTTCCTAAAGTATAATTTTTAACAAATCTTTCTTCTAAATTTGATGTAATTTCAAAGTTACCAAATGTAAAAAGTGAACTACCATTGGTTATTTGCAAACCAACTAAGTTTGGTGAAAAATCACTTTTATTATATGCATCCGTTAAGGACTTTGGTATGACTTTTTTATTACTCATTTGTTATATCACCCTCTTTTAGAATTTCAGTTAATGTTTCTATTAATGTTTTATAATTTGTTGCAAATTCTGATTTTTTAAAACCTTTATTAAAATGACCTTTACCTATTATCATTATTTTAAATAATCCAAAAGTTGGCACTACTATAACTACAACTTCTGTATTACCATGAGTAAATTTTAAAAAACTATCAGTTATTTTATAATCCCAATAATTACGTAAAACACCCAAATCTTCAATAACTTTTTTCCAAATTATATCTAATTTCTCAAAATTAAAAAATGTTTTTATGTCTTTTGCATTAATATTTTCAATTCCTTTTGAAATAATGGTTTTAATATATTCTTCCTTTTGTTTTTCCTGTTCTTTTGCACGAGATTTTAAATTTAATACTTCATTTATATTTCTATTTTCAATATACCATGTCATTTTATAATTTGATATACCAAGACCCATTTCATCAAGTCTAATTTTAATATATTTTAATTTTAATTCATCTGGGGCAAAATCAAATTCTTCATCTGATAAAACTGAACCTTTATGTTGGTTTTCAATTATATATTTAATGTATTTTAATTTTAAATCATTTGATAAAGAATTAAATTTTTCTTTTGTTAAACCAAAACCAACTTTACGATTGATAATGTTTTCAACATATTTTAATTTAATATTATCTGGTAATTTATCAAAAATATTATCTGGAATATCCCATTCACCTTCCTCAATTTTCTTTGTATAATATTCTATTGCTTGTTTTTCCTGGTCATTTGCTCTGGATTTAATCTTATCACTTAAACTTTCACTTAATCTTTTTATCCATAATTTAGATTTCTTTAAATCTTTTATATAATCACCAATAAATTCTTCTTTTAATGATAAATCATCCCACATATAGACTTCTAAGGTTTTTTGATAACCTTTCATTACCTTCTTAATATTTTTTTCATCACTTAAATAACAATTAAGAAGTGTTGTTGGATAACCACCTTTTTGAATAACAAAATATTTTTCTTCACCAATTAAAATATCCCCTATTACATAATCCAATTCTGTTTCATCCATAGGAATTCTTAGTCCACCTTTGGATATTTTAAAAGATTCAGAAATTGGTAAATCAATAAAAGAAATAATTATAGGTGCATTTTTATTACCACCTAAAAAGTAACCCCATGCAGTAAATCCATCATCCCAAGATTGTTTAAAATAAGAATCAAATGAATTATAATCATCATCCAATTTTTTATATTTATAGGGGTTATCATTGATAGGATAAATGTCATTAATGGGTATATAACAAATATAAAGGTAATTTGTATTAACACCTTTATCAAATTTATAACCATCTTCATTACAATAAAAAAAACTTCTCGATTTACCCCAAATCCTAAATTCATTTTTTGAATGAATATTATAGGGTTTATTTACTTGAATAAATCCAGAATCAATTTTTTTATCAGAATAGTGATATAATTTCACCATCCCATTTTCTACTGTAAGTGATTTTAAGAAATTTTTACCCATTTAATCATAAATATCTTATTACATAAACTATTCCTTCACGATAGTCAATAATACAAAAATATTCTAAAGAAGAGTGGTATTTTTCCTGAAATTCATTATAAAAATTAGTGTATTCTTTTATTTTATCTTTATTCATTATTTTTAATAATTCATCATCACCTTTATTTAGTTTTAGTTTTAACCATTTATAATGTTTCATATTATCATCACCAGTATCATCAACAATAAAGGTTTGATTAACTTTTTTCCATACTTGTTCAGTCATTTTTTTGTATTCCCCATCTTCTATTTGAGAAAATAAATCCTTCATGTTATAAATTTTCAAAATAAATATATTAAAATAATATTTATTATTATGAAAGGTATTAATATTAAATTCCCTTTTAGGGATGCAGAAGAAGGTAGTTTTTTAAAATTAAATAAAACTTCTATTGAAGCAATAAGAAGTAATTTAATTCATCTTATTATGACTGAAAAAGGTGAAAGATGGTATTTGCCAGAATTTGGAACAAACTTAAAAAAATATATCTTTGAGCAACAAGATAATTTTACAAGAAATGATATTAAACGTCAATTAAATGATGATATTAGTAAGTGGATTCCTAATTTGAATATTGATGAAATAACAGTTGAAGAAGATTCTACTAATGAATATGCAGTAGAAATAGAAATAAAATATAGTGTAACAGAAGATGTATTTAGACAATCAGATGTTATTGTTGTGAAACTTTAAGATTTTATTTTTATCTCTATATTTTCACGAATTTAAGTATTTAATGTTTTTTTTAATTCTATTTCTATATTTTTAAGTATATAATCTGGTATTAAATTTTTAATTTGTATTATTTTTAATTCATCTGGAAATAGGTTTAGGTAATATTTAAATTGATATTCCGTTAAATGATACCTATCATCAATTCTATTTTTGATATAAGATAATTTATCTACTTTTTTAAGTAGATTGAATTGGTCATCAGATAAAAGATTATTTGAAAATCTACTTTTAATATTAACATATCGTTTTTTTAATTTAGTTGAAATAAAATCATATTCCCAATTAGATAAATTATAATGTTTTTCTATTCTTGTTCTTGTATATTTAATTTTTATTTTATTAGGTAGTAAAGACCATTGTTCAAAAGAGATGTTAGGTACGTAATTATCTTTTAAAAGATTTTTAAAATATAATTTTATTAATTTTTTATTATTTTCTATTTTTAATAAATTAAAAAGATAATCTTGTAGATATAGACCTTGTTTTATTCTATAATGAATTTCTTTCCATAATTCCTCAATTTGTTCTTTTGTAAGTTCTTCCATAAAATTATTTTTTCAGTAAAAATAGAAATAAAAAATTTATTTTTTAATGCAATTTTACTTTAATTTGGTTTTTAAGTATTTATATTTATAATAAATTTTATTTATATATGGCACTAAAAGATTTATTTTTGGCAACTATGATGTCATTATCTAAGACAGAAAAACAAATGGTTCGTGATATTTTAGAAGATGATTTAAACATCAAAAAAGAATATCAAAAACACGAATTAAAATTAATAGATAAACAAAGATTTCACCAAATACTTGAAAAGGCAGACCAATTTGTAAGAAATAGAGATAAAGAAAAATTAAATCAAAAAATGTTACTTAAAGGTGATAAATCTGATGGTTTAGAAATAGAAAATATTTTTACAAATAATAAAAAAGTAATAAATGAATCAATTTATGCAATAAAACAAATACAAAAGTTAAAAGACACACCTGATGATTTTGAATATTCTTTAAAATGTGATAATGAATTATATTATTTAACTGAATATGTTCATGTAAAAAAAGGTTATGGTGATTTAAAAGTTTTGGAATTTTATGTTGATTCAAAAAGTGAATATAATTCTATTTCTAATTTAGATAAACTAACAATTACTCAATATGAGGAAAATAATAAAATTTGGGAATTTTTAATTAAAGATTTTATAGGTTTTAAACCTCATGGTGATTATGTTATTTTTAAATTTAATGCAGAAATAACCAAAAACGGTGAATCAACTTTAAAATTTGATACAGTATATTATAATGGAAAAATTTAATTATAGTAATGAAAATTGTGTTTTTAACACAATTATGACAAATTTGAATCTTAATTCAGATTTTGAAACTTTTGTTTATCCTGATTTAGATATTAATGGTACAACAAAAATTTCATCAGGATTAACAATAACATCATTAGGAATATACAACATAACAGATAATGAAATTAATTTAGTTTTTAATGTTACAGGTAATACACAATCTTTTGATAAAATTCAAACCTTTGGTTATAATATTTATAAGTGGGAAGATTCAACAACAGGATTTACAAAAAATATTTACAATAAAGAAATAGAAAAAACAGACTTTACTGGTTATACTTATAATGATACTATCAGTATAGAAAATTTAGAATATATTCCTGATTCCCAATATATAATAAACACTTATTATATATTTTCAGGAACAACTGAACCTTATGGTTTAACACAAACATATAATACAAAAGAGTTTGAATTACCTAATAAAGAATATATAAATTATTCTAACAATTATTCAGGATATTTTGCATTTTATAATAACCCACCTATTCAATTAAATAATATTGGTGAAGTTAAATTTTTTGAAGGAACTTATAATAATGAAACTTTAGAAGTAGTTGTTAGTGGACAAACAGAATTTTATTTATCTAAAGTACCATCAAAAATAATAAATTTAAATTTAAATGGTTTATCTTTATTATGGGGTGAAGAAATTATAGGTGAAGTTGAATATACCAATGAACTTAATAAAATTATAATAAAATCAGGTTTAACACAAACAAATGATATAATAACGATACAATACATTGCAGATGATAATCAACCAAACTTTATAGTTGATTCTTTTTATGTTTCTGATTTAACTGATAGGGTTGTTTTAAACACAGGAACAACAAAATATGAATTTTTATTAGAAAATATACCAAATGGTGAAATAACTTTGATAATTAATGGTTTGAAATTAAATGAAGGTATTGATTTTTATCAATCATTAACAAATTCCAAAATATTAATTTTTCATGAATTTTCTATTGAAGTTGGTGATACTTTAATTGCAATTTATGAAAGTGATGGTGATGTAGGTAACATATATTCATCAGCAGTAACTATAAATTTCCAATGTACAATAGAACAAGAAAATGGTGAATTTTTATTAGAAGTTACTGATTTTACTGATACTAATTTTTTAAATCCAATATTTTCTGCAACAACAGATTATACTTTTAATGGTGAATACATTACTGAAAAAAATAATACTTATGAATATTTTTTAACATTTTCACCACTACAAGTGGGAAATACATATTTAGCAAGAATTAAAAATACTAAAAATATAAATTTTGTTGAATTTTTAATTCAACCTTATTCTTATAGTAATATAATTTCTTTTAAACCAGGTGATAATTCTATTGAAAGTTACTAACCATATATTTATAAATAAAAATTAACAATGTCTTACATAATAAAAGAATCTTCTGCATTTATAAATGCAAAATTAACTGATTACGGAAGAAAACAATTAAGTTTAGGTAAACTAAATTTTAGTTTTTGGGGTTTAGGTGATTCAGAAATGGATTATCAAACGTTAGAAAACACATTTGATTTATCTACTTTTAATATTTTAAGACCAAAAGATAATAATCAAGATATAAAATATCCACTTATAAGATTAACTACTGATGTAGATTTTTATCAAACACTAAATAATTTACAATCTTTTGAACAAAAAGTGATAAATCAAGCAGAAACAAGAGGTTTTTTTACAGGAACAACGGATAATTTATCAGCAATTTTAACTAATCCAGAAAAATACTATATAAATATAGGTTTTGCCTTAAATAGTGAATTTACAGGTGGTACAATAGTTTCTAATATTGTTAATACAATTGGTTCTTTAACCGAAGAACCAGAAGTAGGTGATATTGTTTTAATTGCATATACTCACCCTAATAATCCAATAATTAGAACACAATTAATTCAAACAAAACCAGAAACATTTTTATTTTACAAAATTGAATCTTTATCAGGTACATTAAGTGGTGGTACACTTTCTATTGAAGTTGATAGGGAATTACCTGATTTTTCTTTATATCCATCTTTAACAGGTGAAACTTATTTTGTTTTTTTTCCAGGTGGTGAATCTATAACAAATTTTTATGGAAGTGGTTCTACTATACCTTATTGGAATAATTCTACTTTAATTTTTGATGGTACTTGTGATTTATCAGTTGATGATGTGTCAGTTTGGAATTTAAATATTCCTTTTTCAGAAAATTTGGCAGGAATAGAATTAACTAATGAAGATATTAATGATTATGGGTCACAACAATATTTAGGTTCAAAAGAACTTTTAGATTATACATCACAAAATAGTAATCAAAAATCTATTGCAATAATCCATTATACAAACAATAATATTAATAATGTTTATGGTGAAAGATTCAATGACAATACCTTTGTTCTTTCATTACCACACATTATGTGGCATAAAAGAGAATTTAGTGGTTCTACCACAGGTAATAGATTAGGTATGTCTTTTACTGGTGATACAGTAGAAAAAACATTAACTTTTACAGGTAATACAAACTATTCTTTAAGATATTATGATTTAGTAGATTGGTTTGGAAATGTTGTTGGTAAAATTTTTCCTGATTTAAAAATATGTACAATAGAAGATGAGGAATTGGTTACAGTTTTATCTTATAAATCTAATCGTTCTCATACGTTACCACAAATTAAATTAAATTTAGAAACAACATCACAAACATCACTTTTACAACCTTATGAAGAATTATGGGTTTCTTATTTATTCACAACAAATTCTGGTTTTACAAATGGAATACATTGTCAGTATTATTCAAGTATAAATAAAGTTGGTGTTTCTTCACCAGTTAATGTTGTTTGTTATTTTGATGCAGTAAATGAATCCACTTTTCCTTATATGACTGATGGTTCAGATGGTAGTGGTTTTCAGGCGAATAATTTTTATGTTATTTGTCAAAAAGTAAATATTGGTGATAGACCAAACCCACAAAATTGGAAAATAATTAATTTTACAGATAATTCATTAAAATTTTCTGGAAGTGATAATTTAGACCCTATTGAAATAGAAAATTCAACATTTATAATTGATTATAATACTTATACAGGTGCAACAACCTATAACATTAATAATTTTTTAAGTGGTTTACCATTAACAAATCAACCAAACAAATTACAATTTGGTGATGAAAGATTTTTATTTGGTAATGTTGACACTAAAATTGAGGCAACTACATATAAAACAAATTTTATTTTTAATTTAAAACCTAATGAATTTAACCAATCAATAAATCCAACATTTGTTAATGGAAATCAAAACATACATATTACAGATATTGGTATTTATGATACAGATAAAAAATTAGTTGGTATAGGTAAATTATCTTCACCTATCGAGAAACATAATGCAAAAACAGTAATAATAGAATTAGGAATTGATTTTTAATGAGTTTACCATATTTAGTTGCATCAGGAAATACTTTGACTATTATTCTAACTAATAAGTCTAAAAATGAACTTTTAAAAGGTAATAATAACTTTTTAAAAGTAACAAAATTTAGTATTTCTGATAATGATGTTAATTATAATATAGAAGAAAGAAATGAAGATATAAATAGAATTAGAGGAGAAATGGGTGATTGTTTACAATCAATTAATTTAGAAGATATTAAAAATAAAATAAAATGGGTTACATAACAAGTGCAACAACAATAACATTAGATTCGCACCTAACACAAAAAGGTAGGGAAATTATTTTAAGTGGTATAAGTAAAAATATCACTAAATTTAGTTTAGGTGATTCTGATACTAATTATTTAATTGAAAATAGAAATTCACCAGGTAAAGTACCTGATGTTACTGGTGACCACATTGGTTGTGTGTTATCTGTTGCAAGAAATGTGGATATTAAAAATAAAATTAGTATTTCTGGTTTAACTGAAACTACAATAAAAGAATTAAGATTTGTAAATGATAATATTTCTTATAATGTTTTAAATGTTGAAATTGATTTGGGAAATTATTGTGCTTATTTGGATAATCAATCATCCACAACTACTTTTAATAAAGATTTAAAATCACCTATTATAGATTTTTACAACTTCATAAGAATTGAAGAAATTGATTCAAACAGTAACACAGTTGGTATAGAATATGATGATGTTAAAGTTGAATTTAAAACACAACAGGATTATAATTTATTTAGAAAAATTCAAAATGAATATTTAAGTTTTGAAACTTTATTATTAAATCCAATTAATTATAGAAATAGAAATTTTAATAATTTAGTTGATTCACCACTTAAATTTTTATTATCTTCTTTAGATTTAGGTTTGAATTCTTATTTTGGTTCAGGACCTGGTGGTGTTGTTTTAATGGGTAGAGAATATGGTTATTCAGTTGTTGATACAAATAACCCTTTAGTACCTTTGGATGTTATAGGTTCTGCAATATTAACTACTATACCAAATTTAGGTGTAACTAATTTCTTTAAACCTGAATTAGTTGAAAACAATTCTAATATATTTTTATCTAAACAACGTAAATTAGTACCATCGGTTAGAATAACAAATCCCAATAACCCAACACAAAAATTAGTTTATGTTGCAAATATAGAAACAACATATAATGACCAAAGTGGTTCACATGACCATATAAAACGTTTTGGTAATGATTTAATGAATAAAGAAATTGATTTGTTACAGCAAACAATGGGTTGGTTGGTTAATTCTGGTTTTGGTTTTACACAATCAAATATAGATTATGTTTCCATTGGAATGAATTTTATTTCTCAAACAATACAATCTAAATTTGGTGAATTAAATATTACTTTTAAAATGAGTAAAAACACTAATAATTGGAATCAAAATGGTGATTTCATAACAATTTTATAAAAAACATAATTATGGCAACTTTTGATGTAAATAAACGTTTATGTAATTTAATATACAAAAATAAGAATACTATTTTGGATTCACATTTTAATTCACTAGATAGTGAAGAAAAAAGTCAATTTATATCAGTTAGTAATTCAGGTAGTGGTGGTTTTGGTTCAGGTAAAGTTTGGGATGTTGTTTCTGTTAATTCAAATGATATAGTAAATAGAACAACTTATACACAATATTTTTTACAAAGAGATACTTTACCTATACAGGAAAATATTACGATAATAGGTAAAGGTAAACCTTTAATTGGTTCAAATACACAACCAACAATTAAAATAGATTGTAGTACTAATGTTAGTACATTAAATAATAACCCTAATATTAATATATTTAGTAGTGGTAGTAATCCTTTTGGTAATTAAGTAGGACAAAATAATCCTTTAGGGGGAAGTAATTAACGAATATTTATAAAATAAAAAGATATGTTTTTAAAACCAGTAGAGCAAGGAACAGGACAATTTACTAAAACAATAGTTAGTTTAGGTCAAGTAACATTAAATGATTCAGACCTTAAATTTACTTATGCAAATAGAACTTTGATTAATAATGAATTTGGTAATATGTTTGCAACATTTAATTTACCAATAACAAATTTACAAAAAAATAAATTTTTGTCAACAAGACAAAATGGTGGATTTATAGATACAGGTTTTTCTGGATTTAATACAGATGAAATAATTTTTATTGAGATACCTAAAGATACTTATGGTGAATTAATTGATGGTAAAAAAATTAAATTAACCATACCCACTGGTTCAACACCATCTGATGTAATTGAAATTTATTCTACATTTGTTGAACAAACAAACTATAAACAATTTTTTGATACTCTTTATTCTGATTCATCAAATGAATCTAAGGAATTTGGTCAACCAAGTGGTACTTTAACACCTTATGAAAGTAATATTGTATTTTTATTTAGTGATTCAATTAAAAAACCTAAAGGTGATAATTCTAAATCTTGGTCAACAGGATATAATACAGGAAATGCATTTTTAACAAATAATAAAGAACCTTTTAAATTCTTTTCCTCTAATCAATCAGAAATTGATGAACCAGTAGGTATTGCATTTTTAGATAAAGGTTTTATTGTATTATCACACCCAACAATAGTTAATAATTTCCCATTTAGTGCAGGTACAATTAACGGTTCAACAAATTATACAGGAAATACAGAATTTTCAGATTTATATTTTACAGGTTCTACTTTATCAGAATTAACATTTAATTCAATTAATACAGAATTTATTCAACATATTACTTGTCTTGCTCAACCTAATGAATTTTATGAAACTTCAAATCCAACATTTTTGGAATCCTATGGTCAGGGAGGTGTTGGAATAGAATCAGTTTTTATCACAGAAATAGGTTTATATAATGATTTAGATGAATTGGTTGCAATAGTTAAACCAGATAGACCAATAGAAAAATCAAAAAATCAGGCAATAATATTTGATATACAAATTAAGGTTTAAAGATATAATTGTTTAAATTTTTCATAGAAATTAACAGATTCAAAACCTTTAATATTCAAATAAAGTTCTTCATTCATTAAATCATTTAAAAGAACTTTATGTCTTTCTTTTAACATTGGTGATAGATATAAACCAACATTAAAATAATCAAATCCATTCATTTTTGCAACTTTTTGTTCAGGAAATCCATCAGTAATAATTGCATAAGATATTTGTCCTATTATTTCAGTAAAAAGTGCAGGTATTGCCTTATTTTTTGCTAATTTAATTTGTCTATTATATACTTTATATTCACCTCTTAAATTAAATTCGCCTATGTCATGAAAATAATCATGTACTGTTCTGAAAACCCAATTTTGTATAGGGGAAAAGAATAGATGTAAATCACTTGCACCTTTCCATATCTTTAATGTTCTATTATTTTTTATATCATTAACAATTTCAGAATGATTTTTATAGGGGTCATCATCAACAAATATAACATTTATTTTACCAGTAATTCTTTTATAAAGAACATCATTAGATAATATTAAATAATTCCAATAATCAAAGTCATCTTCATTTTTTAATGGTAATTTATCATATTCTTCTGCCACTATACATGCATATACAAATTCATCATATTTATTTTTTATTGTTATATTTTCTTTAAAAAACATTTATTATTTTTTTACTTTTTATATAAATATATTAAATTTCTTTTATGCAAAAGAGAATTTTAGTAATACCATCAGACCAATTTGGGGTTGGTACTTATCGTTCAATAGAACCACATACTTTTTTAGAGAAATTATATCCAGAAGAATTTAAAGTGGATATTCGTTTTGTTAATGAATATGAACCAACAGAACAATATCTAAAAGATTATCAAATAGTTCATTTTCATAGAACTGCAACTCATTATGAAAGAATGGATGAATTTTTTAGTGTTTGTAAGAAATTAGGTATTGTTACAATATGTGATATAGATGATTACTGGTCTCCACCACATACCCATCCAGCACATAGTATTGTAAGACAATATGGTTTAGATAAATTAATAATTAAAAATATTAAAGAATCTGATTATGTCACAACAACCACAAAAACATTCGCAGATTTAATAAAACCAATTAATAAAAATGTATTTGTAATACCAAATGCAATTAATTCAGAAAGTGAACAATTTAAATCAAATCCTGAAAATTCTGATAAAATTAGGATTGGTTATTTATGTGGTTCTTCTCACTTACATGATGTTAAATTAATGTCATCCATTAATAGAATTCCACAAGATTTCCCAAATACACAATTAGTTTTATGTGGTTTTGATTTGCGAGGTACAGTTAAAGAAATTAATAAAGATACTGGTGAAATGAAAGAAAGACCAATCAAACCTATGGAAACTGTGTGGTATGAATATGAAAAAATATTTACAGATAATTATAAGAATTGTACACCGCAATATAAAGGATTTTTAAATAAATTTATAAAAGATGATTTTAATCAATGGAATAACGAAAATTATAGAAGAGTTTGGACTAAACCTATTTCCACTTATGCATCAAATTACAATCTTTTTGATATATCACTTGCACCTTTAGTGGATAATACATTTAATGGAGTCAAAAGTAATTTAAAGATACTAGAAGCAGGGTTTCATAAAAAAGTTTTAATTGCCCAAAATCTACCACCATATCAAGAAGATATTATTGATGGTGAAAATGGATTTTTAATAGATTCACATAAAAATCATAAAGATTGGTATAAGAAAATTAAATTATTAATAAATAACCCAAATAAAATAAAAGAAATGGGTGAAAAATTATATGAAACTGTTCAAAAATATGAAATAAAAGAAGTTTCAAAAAAAAGAAGGGATTTATATCATTCCCTTGTAAATAAGGAGGTTTTAGTATGAAAAAAGGAATATTAATATTAAGGGATACAAATGGAGAAAGAAGTAATGAATTTAGAATTGAATTTAATAATTCACCAAAAGTAACAATAAAAACTGTACCAAAATTTTTTGAGGGTAAATATTCTGGAGAAATTCCAATAGGACATAAATGGGATAATTTTCAATTTAAAACATTAGATGTTGATAGAATACCTAATACCTTAAAAAATTATTCTTTTATAGATGGTACTGTTGAATATTTTATAGAAGGTAATACTGAATATAAAGGTAATGGTAATTATGAAACTACTATTTATAGAATAGAACAAAAATTATGAAAATAGGTGAAATTTTAAAAGAATTAATTGAGGAAAACAGAATAAAATTATTATTGGAAATAATTGATAATTTAATTTTACCAAATGAATACACTAAAACAATTAAAGGTAATGAAATAAAATTTACATTTAAAGATGGTGATTTAGTATATTATGTTGCCTTTCTAAAAATTAAAGATATTGGGAAAATAATGATACCTGATACAGAACTTTATGAATTAATTAAAAACTTAGATAATAAATATTATTTGGATTTTGGTGTGGTTATTGATGGTCAAAATGTTAATGATATTAAAACTAATAAAAACAACAGTATAACTATTTTTAAATATGTTTTTGCAATTATAGAAGAATTTATAAAAGAAAATGAAGTTAATGTATTAACTTATTATACTTATGATTTAAGTCGAGATAGAATTTATGATTTTTTTATAAATAAATTTTTAAAAGAAAAATTTTTCTACTATTCAAAAGATAAAAAACCTACCACCAATAAATTTTTAATTAATAAAAAATATGAACAAGAAAAAATATAAAAAAATATTGGATAAATGGAAAGATGTTAAAATAATTTTACCTGAAAGTTATAATGAGATTAGAATTGATTTTTTAGGTGAACCAAATCATTATTTAATTCACTATAATAAAGACAATATAAATTGTTTATACTACAAACACCCAAAATATTTCTTTAAACCAACATTTTATCCAAATTTATTACTATTTGGTGATATTATTAACTTTATAAAAGAATTGAATTTTAAAGGAAAAATAGGATTTGAAAAAATTAATTATGATGGTTTAAATAAGTTTGTGAAAATACTTTTAAAAAGAAATAACATCCAATTTCAGGAGAACGAAAAATATATTTATACAGAAGTATTTTAATGCAAAGTTAATAAATAACTTTAACTTTCTGAAAACTACATTATATTTCTTACATGAGTACAAAAACAAATAAAGTGTCAACAACTTCAAGGAAGTTTGTGACAAAAGGTTCAAAACCTACGGAAAAGAGTCAAATGACTAAAAACTCAATTACCAAATCATCTAAAACAATTAAAACTCCAAAGATGGTTGCGAAAACTACTAAATCTAACCAAACTTGGTATGATTTAAAAGGTTATGTTGGTTTCTATGAAATTAATAAAACTGGTATGATTCGTAACAAAAAAACAGGGTATGTTTTAGTAGGTTATGGTAAAAACAAAGATGGTTACTCCCTATACAACAGAAACGGTGAACGTAAAATCTGGTATAGAAGTAACTTAATCAAACACCAATTCGGTAATATCTAATACCGATAAAATTCTATCCATAATATTTAAGTTTTAATAGTCCCTTTTATTATCTGTTATAATATTGTGGATAGAATTCTTTTTTTCACAATTAAATAATTTTAAATGTTAACTTCTTTATTAATAATTTTTCTTATTATCTTCATTATTTCCAAAACCGATTTTACAAAGTTTGGTTTAGGAAAAAAAGATAAAAAATGTTGTGGTAATTGTTCTTGTAATAATGAAAAACAACAATTAAATGGGTAATCAAAATACATTCTTTCAATTAGAAGAAATAGAAGAAAAAAAATTGTATAATAATGATACAGTTATTAAATCAATTTCTTTTGACCAAAATGAAATATTAAGGAATATAATTAAACTTTATATTGAGGAAGGTTTTTTTGAATGTGACCCAACTTATTCAAAAGGAAACTTTTATAAGAAAGGAATTAAAGAACCAATTCATAAATTTGATTTATATCCTCAAACCAATGATACCATTGAGGCATCATCAGATGATTTACCACTTGATAATGAATCTGTAAATTCAATATTATTTGACCCAGTATTTACAGTTGGTATTCCAAATTCATCTAAAGGTAAATCAGGAAGTAATATAATTGCAAATAGATTTGGTTCATTTAAAACAATGAAAGATTTGTGGGATTATTATTATAAAACCTTAAAAGAATGTCATAGAATACTCAAACCAAATAAATTTTTGGTTGTTAAATGTCAAGACACGGTTTCATCTTCAAAACAATATTTATCTCATGTTGAATTGATTAATCAAGGAACTGAAATCGGGTTTTATTGTAAGGATATGTTTATTCTAAATGCAAAAAATAGAATATTATCTGGTAAACATTCAAAACAAGTTCATGCAAGAAAGTATCATTCTTATTTTTTGGTGTTTCAAAAATTGGAAAAAAATCCTGTTGAAAAAGAATCATTAATAACCAAAAAACATAAAAATAAGGTTTCTTTTTTGGTTAATAAAAATCTTTCTGATAAAGAAGTTGATGAAATATATGAAAAAACTAAGAACAATCCAAAAATTACTCTTGAAGAATCTATTAGAATTTCACAAGAATTAAAAAATGAAATTCATAATAAATCAATTGCAAATATAGGTAAAGTTTTAGAAAAATATTCAAAAATTGAAGATGAAAGGAATAGTATCAGTTAATAATTTGTGTTTTATTGGAAAAGAAAATGAATTACTTTGGAAATGTAAAGAAGATTTAAATCATTTTAAAAATTTAACATTAAACACTAAAATATTAGTTGGTTATAACACTTTTACAAAATTACCACCACTACCTAAAAGAGAAATTATTTTAGATGAAAGGAATGGTTTGGTTAATGATTTTGAATTAATTGATTGGTGCATTGGTGGTAAAAAAACTTATGAGAAATATTCACCTTATTTTACTGAATTACATATATCCCATATAAATGATAATTCAATAGGTGATTGTATGTTCCCTAATTTTAAAAATTTAAATAAAAATTGTAAAATCTATAACTACTATTTTAACTTATGAAAGTAAAAGAAATGATTGAAGAACTTAGTAAAATAAATCCTGAAAATGAATGTGTTTTATTAGATGGAATGAATGAACAAAATTTTAGATTTGTTCCTATTAATTCAATAGAAGTTTTAAATACAAAAACTAATCAAACCCTTGTTGTTCTTGGTTTTGATTATGGAGGAGAAAATTAAAAATAAATAAAAATGGAAGTCTTACACAAATTTGAAGTTGGTCAGGAAGTTTATGCAATTAAAGATAATAAACTTCAAACAGGTGTCATAGTGTCAATAATTATTAACATTAGTAAAAATAAAATTGGTATTAAACAAATAGATACAACTTATAATGTTAGGTTTAAAGGTTCTTATTATAGAATTCTTTATCTGAAAGAAAGTCAAATATCAGATACACCTGAAAACTTATTAAAAAAATTAAAGAAAAACTTAAAAAAATAAATTATGATTATCAAAAAATTAACACCAGAAGAAAGAAACAAAAGAGTTGTAACTGCAATTGAAATTATTAAATCTGCAATTGCAAACGGAACATCAATGTCGCAAGAAAGTGAAAAACTTGGGTTACATAAAGACTTTGTAGGACATGTTTTTGATTTAATTGAAGGAATGTACAGAAATGAAGTAAGTGATGTTTTAATTAAAGAATTGGAAAACAAATATGATGAGTATTATGATAAACCAATTATTGTTGAAGGACTTGCAATTCCTGAAAGAAAAAGACCAATGGAAAGAATGTCCAAATATAAATTTAATTTATTGGATGCCCCAGGTAAATGTGCGGTAATACCAATTAAAAATGATAAACAATTTAAAACAATTTGTTCTTATGCATCAAATTGGTCAAAAGGTAGGGGATGGAAATTCATTGCTAGACAAATTGATGAAAGAAGAATGGGTGTATGGAGGGTTGAGAAAAAACAAACCGTAATTGAGGAAAATGTCTAAGAAAATAACTTTCACTAAAGAAGAATTTATTAAATCTATTTTAAAAGAAGAAGAAGGTTTAATAAAAACTACAAATATTAATCATACAATAACTTTAATCAATAATTGGATTAAAGGTGAGATGGATTTGGAACGAACAAAGTTAATTATAAAATCTGATATTGAAAATTGGTTTGTTTATAAAATTACTAAGGAAACCAACTTAGTAGAATTATTTAGATTAGTAGATAATTTAGGTTGGTTTCCTGCATATATCCAATATAAAGGACAAAGTGCAAAATATAGTCAACCAAATTTAGAAATGTTTTTAGAAGAATTTGGTGAAGTAATGGTTAAATTTGAGTCAAAATATGATGTTAAATATATTCCTGAAAATAATATTTTTTATCATATAACTTCTGATAAGTATATTGATAAAATTATGAAGATTGGTTTAGTACCAAAAAGTAAGGAAAAAATATCATCACATCCAAGTAGAATTTATTTATTAATAAATGAAGAATCTATAAATGATTTAATAGATGTGTTTAGTTATCAATATAATATTAAACCTATTGTTTTAAGAATAACTATACCACAAGAAAAATTAAATGGGATAAAATTTTATAATGATACAAATTTTCCTGAAAAGGGAATATATACAGAATCAAATTTACATCCTGATTGGATAGAAATTATAAATTAAAAATTATGATATATCAATTTAAAAAAGGAAAACATTTTTCAAAACCAAGATTGGGATTAATGGATTTATTCGCATTTGGTTGGGAATATCATTTTAGGGTGAAATTTAATTTTCTTGAAGGTTTTGAAAGTGAACAAGATGACCAATGGAACAAACTTTGTGGAATTTCTTATTCATTAAAACCAAACAAAAATGCAATAATGATTGGTTATCGTTTTAATAAACAAAAAAATAAAATGGAAATAACCCCATTTGTTAATAGAAATTTTAATTTTGAAACTGGTGATATTTTTGAATGTGATTTGGGTGAAGATTATATTATTGATGGTTATAATATTGATGGTATTTTTAAGGTTGTATTAAAAAAAGGTTTAAATATATTGCCAAATATTGTTCATATTTTTAATGATATTAAATCTCCTGAACCAAAATGGTTTGGAACACACAGACAACCTTATCATGGAGGAAGTGGATTACCTTTAACAGATTATCAAATAAAAATGATTTATTTATGACATTAGAAAAAACTTTGTTAAATCTGGGTAGAAATAGTGGGAATTTTTTAACTAATGATTTAATTAAAAAATCATTAGTTATTTGGTATGATAATCGAAAATTTAATTTAACATATTTAGATGGTAATTATGATGATGAAAACTATAAATTTTTAAAAACTTCTGACCAGATTCAGATTTATGAAATTTTAAAAGAAGTTCCTTTTTAAGAACTCTTTTGCGTTTAACCCAAATATTCTATCAACCAATTCTTTAACATATCTACCTCCTATTAAAGAATCAATTTTTTCTTTGGAGTAAATTAAATCCCCCTTAAATAAAATGTCCTTCGGACAAATTAAAAAGTTCAAAATTTCAAAGTAAAGTTTTGGAAAATCCTCACTTTTTAATAGTCCTGGCAAGTGTGTAATCATTCCATCAAAATCACTTCCAATTGAAATGTGATTCCAAGTTTGAATTCCACCAAATTCAACACACTTTAAAATATTTGCAATAATGACTTCTGTGACATTATCTTCGGTTATTTTAACTCTACTACCCACAAGACGTTTTTTGTCCATCTGAATACCAATTAAACCCCCAGAATTAACAATTTCTCTTACATCCTCACCACATATATTAATTTCCAATTCATGAAAAAAAGATTTTTTATTTCTTTTGTGGTCATCCTTAATATCTGATAAATTTTCCCAAGTGGATATTCCTGTATGCGAACAAATAATTGGTATATTTTTTCCCCTTATGTGGTTATAAAAATCTCTTCTTGAATCCCCATCAAAATGTTTTATATCAATTAAAATTCCCCTTTCAATAAGTGAATCAATTATTTCCAATCCCAAAGGTGAAATTCCTTTAAATTCATTTTTCTGTGTGAATAAGAAACTTTGTACCGAATCTGCATTGGATGATAACCCATTCCAAAAATGATGATTAAAAGTTATAAAAAAAGGTTTTAAGGGAAGTGAATCCAATCTACTTAATAACAATTCTTTATTTGGATTTTTTAATTCATCATAAGTTAATAAACATTGAATTCCCTCAATTGATGGAATAACACAAAGGGTTTTTGGATTTTTTCTGTGAATCCTTTCTATGTGAGAATAGTTTTTTGCAATAACAAAATTATAAAGTTGGGTGTTATTTTTTTCTTGTTCTTTTAACCATAACATTTCATTATAAATAAAATTATAATAATCTAAGGTAACTTTATTTTCTGGAACTCCTGTTAGGTGAGAAAGAAGTGGTAAATCCAATTTTTTTGGTAGAATTTTTGTATTAAAGAATTCCTTTTCAAGTGCAAAGAATGATGTGATTATTATGTTAAAATTTCCTTGAATAAGTGATTGAAAATGTGATTGAGAATGTTTTGGTATATCCTTTGTTAAAAGTGATATTATTGATTTCACTAATTTATGAAAAACATTCTTTGATTTTTGATTATTTTTATGTTCAATGAAAATATTTCCATTATTGGTAAAAGGTTTAAGTGTTGGGTGGGTGTGAATATCAATGAACATAATTTGGTTTATAAATAAATATTGCATTAATTTGGTAGTAAAAAAATAGTATTTTTGTGTTCATAAATTTAAAATATGTTAGGAAAAACAAACGAATTATTAGATGTACATTCTTTAAAAGTAATGGAATATTCTTTAGAGTTTTTAAAAAGATATGATAGTCTTAATAAACAACATAAAAAAGTTTTAGAAATATCATCACTTTTACATGATATAGGTAAATGTACAGAAGAGTTCCAAAGATTCTTAAAAGATGAAGATTCACAAAGAAAATTTACTCATAATGAAATCAGTTGGGCATTTGTTAGCAAACATTTAAAAATTGATGATTATGAATATAATATGATATTGGATTTAATTTATTGGCATCATGGGTTTCCTTATTTTAAAAAATATGGCGATAAAAAATTAACAAATCAAGATGTTTATGATTCAATTACTGAAAAAGATATTGAATCAATGAAGAAATATTTCTTAAAGTTTCCAATAACAAAAAAATGTTTTGTGGATGATAATGGTAGAAAAGAAATAAATCCACCACTTTTTTATGAATTTTTGGAATTAAAAGGAAAACAAGTTGAAAAAACTTTATTAAGAAGTATTTTAATTACATCTGATAGATTGGTTTCATCATTTGATGGTAATTATCCTAATTCAGAAGAATTTATCCAAAAACTCTTGGAAAAGGAAATAGTAAAAAATTATAATCCACCATTTAATAATGAAAGATTTGAACTTCAAAAAAATATTGTTACACAACTTAAAGGTACTAATTTTGTTAATGCACCTGCTGGGTTTGGTAAAACTTTAATTGGATTTCTAAAAAATCTACAATCAAATAAAAAAATGATTTGGGTTTGTCCAAGAAATATTGTTGCAGAACAAGTTTATCGTGAATTAAAAGATTTGATTGGTAAATTCTGTGTTAATGTTAAAATTGAATTATTCTACCAAAGTGAAGTGAAAATGTCTAATTGGAATGGATGTGGTGGGTTTGATTCTGATATTATTGTAACTAATATAGATAACTTTTTATCCCCATCAGTTAATAGTGGAAGAATGAATGAACTTTATTTTATAAATGATTGTGATGTTGTTTTTGATGAATATCATGAATTAATTACAGAAGGTGCATTATTTTCTTGTTTTATTAACTTAATGAATATTAGACATAAATATACTAATTCTGATACAATTCTATTATCTGCAACACCATTTGATATTTCTTATATGTGGGATACCCCATCAAATAAATCAAAATTCTTACCAGAGAAAAATCATCATTACCCACCTGCACATGATAAAAAATATAAACTTAATTTTTCTGAAAAATCTGATGTTTCAGTTTTAAACTTAGAAGAAAATGGTGATAATTTAATCATCTTAAATTCTATTAAGAATACCCAAAAAGTGTATAGAAACTTAAATAAGAAAATTTTAATTCATTCTGATTATTTAGAAGAAGATAGAAAGAAAAGAACTGATTTAATTTATTCTTTATATGATAAATATTCAAAAGATGGTGTAAAAGAAGATGTTGTTTCTTCACTTATTTTACAGGCATCAATGGATATTTCTTTTAAAAATTTATATGAATCAGTTTTATCACCACAAACAACAGTACAAAGAATAGGTAGAACAAATCGTTGGGGTAAATATGATGATAGTACTATTAATATTATTAATCTTAATAAGGATAAGGCAGAACGTGCAGTAAAACACATTCATTATACATTTGACTTATCAACTAAATGGTTTAATTTCTTTAAAGAAAATGGAAATAACAAGAATTTGACTTTGTCAGAAATTTATTCTATATTTAATAAATTCAATGAAATAAATCAAAAAGAAATTAAAGACTTTATTCAAGAAAGATTTCTTACTTCTTGTGAATTATTAAGTGGAATTTATCCTATTAAATTTTTTAATAAAGGAAAACAAAAAACTGATATTAAAAACGCAGAATCAAATAAACTAAGACTTGTTGGTTCAAATATATTTTATATTTGTCAAAAAGTTAATTCAGAAGAATATACTGATGTTTTTAACCAACAAATATATAAATCAATTGGTGAAGATTTCCATGAAAAACAAAATGTAATGGAAAGATTCAAAAAAACATATCGAGCACTTTGTGATGATAAACGATTTGAATTCAGAGAAATGTTGGAAAAATTTGAAAAATTAAATATTGATATTGTTCGTAGAATGGGGAAAAAATCAAATACACCTTATATAAGGTATGATAAAAAATATGATTCTGAATTAGGATTAATAGATACCGAATAAATTTAATAACCATAAAAAACAAACAAAAAAATGTCAAAAAAATCAGTATTTTCGGTTGAGGAAGTTCAACCAAAACAAAAAGAAAAAACAGTTAAATCTATTCTTTTAAGATGGAAATTAAAAGGTAGGGGTGTTGTAAACTTTGATTCATCTGACCAAAGATTTGTACTTAATAGTACTGATTTGAGTTACATGAAAACCCAACATAAAAACACCAATTATGCAAAGAAAAGACTTTATAAGAATGGTGATAAATTTTCTTATAAGTTAACAACTTCATCAGATTTCTTATTGCATAATATTTTTTCTGATATTCCATTCCAATCACCAAATGTTCAAGATAATGTGGTGGTATTACATTCTTATCTTGCATCACCATCAAAATTGGTTAGAGGTTGGTTGGAAACATCAAAAACAGTTACCTTAAAAAGAAAAGGTTCTTTAACTTTGGTTGATGCAGAACAAACAAATGATTCAGTTTCACATATTGAAACTTTTGCAAAATCTGGTAGAAAAGATGATGAAGATAATGGTGCAACCGATAATACTTTCTTCAAAAAAGAAGTTGTTGGTGATATTGATTATCAAACCGTTGGTTCAATTGATTTATCACAATTACAATTTGTTAGTTGTGATGATATTTTTGATAGAATGTCATTTGACCCAGACAATTTTGAATTGTTTAAGAAATTCTTGCAAACAAAGTTACCAAACTTTAATTCAGAATTAGGTTATTTCCAAATGAAAAATTCAATCATTGAAATACCTGAATGGGGATTCTTATTAAGTCAAGAAAATGTTAACTTTTTGGTTAATGATTTGTTACAAAAAATGTTAAGATTAAATGTAACAAAACGAGATGCATTTGTTAAATCAAATGAATTGGAAGTTAAATTTGTTTATGATGTATTAACTGATACATTAGAAGATGAAAATGGTTGGGTTAAATTTACACCACAAACAAAATTGGAATTTGAATCAGAATTATTCTATAATGAAGTTGATTTAAAGAAAAGTAAAGAATTAAGAGAATCAATTGAAGTAGAATATAAAAACAGAAAGAAAAAATCTGCTGAGAAAAAAGAATCAAAAAAAGGAAAGAAAAATGAAGAATAAATTTTTGGTATTGGGTTTTAAAAATGCTAGACAATTTAGACCTGGAAAATATAAGGATAAAGTTGGTGATATAAATGGTACAAGGGATAGGGATGATATTGATTTTTTTGAAGAACCTATAACAAAATATCAGGTATCAAATCTTCTTCATGTTCTTTTTGGTGAAAGACCATCACCAACATTAAGGGAAACCTTAATTCCAAGAATTGATTATTATTTTGATAAGGCAAATAATTCTTATATTAAACTTGATTCTTTAAAAATAAATAATAATTTTGTTTATGAAACCATGCAGATTAAAAAGTCTGCATGGAATTCTTGGAATCCTAACGTTTGGATTTATTGGGAAAAAGTGAAACAAATGTTGGATGAAAATTATGATGATTTTATTTCATTAATGAAAAAAGAATATGGTTTTAATCCTTTGGAAAAATCATTTAATGAATGGATTCCAATTATTAGGGAAAATGGGGTTATTAAAAACTATTTGTTAAATGTAAAGGGTAAAAAACCTATTTATGATTATGTTTATAGTGATAATAAACAAGAAAGAGCAAATATAAATAAAAACTCAAGAACAATGAGAACTGTTTTAACTGCCCCTGTTAATATAACAAAACATCATGGTGAAATAATTATTCCAGTAAGTGATGAAGATTTATCAAAATTATCAAGAGCAAATGGAACAATTCTTGATGGTGGTTTTGTATGGATAAAAGGGGTTTTTAGTGAAAATCAAATTGATTGGGATGGGTTTCAATCTGTTAATGAAATTAATTCAGAAAAAACAAATTTAACAAAGTATTATGAGAATAAAAATAAATTTAAGCAAGAACAAAACTAATGTTCCAATTCAAAACCAAACCCTATTAAATTCTTGGATTCATAAGATATTGGGTGAAAATAATAAGTGGCACGATAAAAAGTCCAACTATTCGATTTCTTCCCTAAGAGGTGGAAAAATGAATAATGACAAACAAACCTTATCTTTCCCTAATGGTGGATTTATTACTGTATCATCATTGGATGATGAATTAATAACAACTTTCTTATTGGGTGTTATGAAAAATCCTAATTTTGGATTTGGAATGAGTTTTGTTGGTGTGGATTATATTAAGGAAAATTTTCATGATGGTTGGAATTATTTTGCAGCATTATCACCCTTTATTGTTAAGGAGTATAATGATGGAAGATATAAATTTTTAACCCTTAAAGATGAAAACTTTGAGGAAAAATTAAAGGAATATCTTAAAAAGAAATTAATTCCTTATGATTTGGATTTAACTGATTTTGATGTTAAAATTGGTGATAACAAATCAAACAAAGTTAAACAAATTTTGGTTAAAAATGTTATTAACTTTGCAAATCAATGTCAAGTTAATATTTTCTGTAACAAAAAAGTTGCAGAAACCTTATACAACATAGGAATTGGACAATCTACTGGTAGTGGTTTTGGTACAATATACAAAACCGAAAATCATAAAACTTACAGAAACCAGGATTAAAAAAATGGGGTACAACATTATATTTTATGGTATATTTCCTCATTTTTTCTCACCCAAAAACAACCTCAAACCCAATAAAATCAAGGGTTTGAGGGGTATTACATTGTAGTCTATATTAATCCTTAGTGGAATCACAACTTTGGGTCACCAATAGGAAAAGGTGAAGGAATTGTAGTCTATATTAATCCTTAGTGGAATCACAACCTTTGTACAGGTTTTGTACTACCTGATGGAATTGTAGTCTATATTAAACTTTAGTGGAATCACAACGACATACTCAAAGACTCGAACTATAAAGTGATTACAGTTTATATTAATCCTTAATCGAATCACAACCGAACATCTTGTATTTGGTCTGCAAGTTCTATTGTAGTCTATATTAAACTTTAGTGGAATCACAACCCCAAAAACATTGATTTTACAGGGTTTTAATTGTAGTCTATATTAAACTTTAGTGGAATCACAACAAGATGATGTGACATGATACAAATCGAAAGATTGTAGTCTATATTAATCCTTAGTGGAATTACAACATTGGTTTGGATTCTAATTATTTACATTTATTGTAGTCTATATTAATCTTTAGTGGAATCACAACATACGTTAGACGCAAGAGACAACGTTTATCATTGTAGTCTATATTAGTTATATTAAATCTTTAGTGGAATCAAAATATATCTGCTGTAGTTAAATTCATTTTTATTGTTGTAGTTTTATATTAATCCTTTAATTGGAATTGATTAAATTTTAAAAGGGGGTTACTATTTGATTTTTTCAATAAAAATCATTATATTTCCATTATATGAATCTGAATAAAACCATTTCTAATCTAAGAAAGTCAAAACATAGTTTTTTTAACTTAAATTCTGATTGTTATATTAACTATGACCTATTAAAAGTAGGGGTATCTTATAATGCAAAAGTATATGATATTAATGAAGATGAAGTATTTGTTCTTAATTCTTATATAAGAAAAAATTGGGAATATATCGAAACTTTTGAATATGAAAATAATCCTTTAATTATGTCTTTTAAAATTTACGAACCAACAACAAATGATTATATTTACATTCCTTTTAATTGTTTATATAAACCAGTACCAGAAGAATGGTTTTGTTTTTTAAATAAATAAACAATGAAAAAAGAATTTAAAATTTTTGGTTATAAAATAAAAATAACAATTGAAAAAATAGATATTGTCAGAGAAATCTTTCATTTAAGAACTAAGGAAAAACCAATACTTAAAACCAAATTTTTTAAAAATGAATCTGAATAAAACCATATTAAATTTAAAAAAATCACATAAAGGATTTTTTAATCTGAAAAAAGGTGATGAGGTTTGGTTTGAAATATTAAAAGATAAAATTTATGTCTATAAAAAATATGATAATTTTACTGAATTTTTATATAATAGAAATTATCATAAAAAAATAAGAGAATGTGGAGGTCATTTTGAATATTATTCAAAATATTATGATGAAAAATATTATGATGAAAAATTTTCTGTTAGAAAAAATACATTTGCAAATTTATCATATAATATTTTTTTAAATGAATAAATTGATAACAAAAATAAAAAAAATAAAACTTTATTGGTTTTTATTTAAAAGAATAATTAAATGGATTCCCCTTTTAATAAAAGATAGGGATTATGATTATGTTTATACATTAGATATTTTAAAATTTAAATTGCAATTAAAAAAAGAACGTTTTAAAAGTTATGATGATTTAAACGTTGTTAATCAAATAAATTTGGTTATAAAATTAATTGATAAATTTAAAAATGAAGAATATCTTGATGAATATTTAAACTATGGAGAATATAAATATGAATTTCTTGATAACGATATTAAAACAACTTTAATTTCAGAAAATTATGATGAATATATTAATAAAAATAAATCATCATTAAAAAGAATGAACAGAATTTTCTCAAAAAATATTGATTTGTTGGATTCAGAAAGTTTTTCAGTTGAGGAAAAAAAGTCAATATCAATGGATATTTCCTTATATAAACATGACAAATGCAAAAGAATTTTATTTAACTATCTTGCACACAAAATTGAAAATTGGTGGAATTAATATTTATGGAATATGATTTTTACCAAATTACAGTTTATTCTAAATGAAGGGTTGATTAAAATTCAACCCAAAGAAAAGGTTTTGCAAATCTTAAAAAAATTCAATCCAAAACCATCCAATAATTCACAATTTCTAATTCCTTTAATTAATTCTGAACAACTACCAGAAATTCTTACCTTAACAAATAATTTAGGTTATTTCCCTTCTTCATTAAGAATATTAGAAGAAGGTAGTTATTTAACTCATAAAAAATTTAAAAAAGAATTTATTGATTTTTATTTGGAAGATAAAACTAATAAAGTGTTTATTGTTTTTGAACCAAAGTTTGATGTTGAAGTTAGACCAAAAAATAATATATTATACCATATCACCAAAAAAAGATTTATTTATTGCAAGATAAGGAAAGTGTTAAAGAATTACTTTCTTTGATTGGTTTGGAAATGGAGAATTTAAATGTTTCAGGGATGATGAAAAATAGTAATTTGGCAAAATCCATTCAGGAATTAAGTCTTTATAGATTTAAACAAATATTAAAATATAAATCTGATTGGTATGGAAAACAAATTATTGAAATTGATAGATTTTATCCATCATCGAAATTATGTTCCAGTTGTGGTGAAAAAAATGATAATTTAAAATTATCTGATAGAGAATGGATTTGCAACAATTGTGGAACACATCATGATAGAGATTTAAATGCCTCGATTAATATATTAAATGAGGGAAAAAGAATTTTAAATAAAATACCCATTCGTAGTGGGGAATTAACGCCTTTGGAGAGTTATCAATAGATGCTCGTTGAATTAGGAAATTACTATATTTTATTATATAGTTTTATACGGTTGGTTTGCAAAAACTGTTTTTTCTGATAATGAGGTTTTTATGTTCACAAAAGAAAATCTAAAAAAATCAAAATATATCAAGTTTAAAAGATTTGATTTTTCTTAATTCATCATTAGATTTAACCAATGATTACAATTGGTTATTCAACAAGGGAAACAAATCCCACTTATAAAGAACATATTAAAAAAATGTCTGGTCTAAAGGACATTGAAATAATTGAAGTTGTTAACAACGGAGATAAATCACTTTCAGAGGTCTATAATTCAATTATAACCAATTCTAAATGGGATGTGGTAGTTCTTATTCATGATGATTTAATTCTTCCCCATAACTCATTTAAATCAATCTTGAATACTTTTAATGAAACCGATTATGGTATAATTGGTCTTGCAGGAACAACTCATCTACCAAATTCTGGTGTATGGTGGGGAGATAGAAGTAAAATGATTGGAATTGTTAATCATAAATGGGAAGGAAAAACCCACCAATCAAAATATTCACATAATTGGAAAAAAGAAATAAAACAAACCGTTTTGGTTGATGGTTTGTTTATTGGTGTTCACAAAAAAAGAATAAAAAAGGTATTTAATGAAAATTATAAAGGGTTTCACTTTTATGATATTCCATTTTGCATTGATAATCATTTAAGTGGGGTTAAAATTGGTGTTACATTTGATTTTGTTGTAACACATAAATCAATTGGTCAAACGGATGAAAAATGGGAGGAAAATAGAAAACAATTCATTTCAGAATATCAATTACCAATTAGTATTACCCCAGAAATTCAATTACCAAAAGATGAAATTCAGTTAAAAGAATCCCCAAAAGTATCAGTAGTTATTCCTCATAAAGATAAACATCATTTAATAAAAAATTTATTGGAATCATTTAATGAGTATGAAACTTATGATTTTTCAAAAATTAAATTCTATATTGCAGATACAGGAAGTCAAAATAAGGAAGAACTAAAAGATATTATTACAGAATTTAATATAAAAGGTTTAGATACATACTTAATTGAATATGATTATTATAATTTTGCAAAAATTAATAATAATGTGGTTAAGTATTATGTTGATTCAGAATTAATTTTATTTTGCAATAATGATGTTGAATTACAAAATAATGCATTAAGTAGGTTGGTTAAACAATATCTTAAAAACCCAAAAAAAATTGGTACTTTGGGTAGTAGATTATATTTTGAAAATAAAACAATACAACATGCAGGAATGATATTGGTTGGAAATAAAGAAGGAATACAAGGTATTACACATAAAGGTTTACAATCACATTATAATTATTCACCCAATTGTGAATCAGTAATTGGTAATACTGGTGCATTTATGTTAACAAGGAAAGAATTATTTGATGAAATTGGTGGATTTAATGAAGGATATTCTTCTTGTTTTGAGGATGTGGAATATAATATTTCTTGTTTATTAAAGGGTAAACATAATCTTTATTGTGGTGATTCAGTTTGTTATCATTTTGAATCCTTAACAAGAAATGAGGATTCAGAAAAAATGGTTAAATTACAAAATGATGCAAAAGAATTATTATTTCCTTTTATATTCAAAAACATGGGAAAAATAAAAGAATATATTAATAAGTAATTATAATCTTACAATTTTATATTTAGAAACTTCACTTGTTGGTTTTGTTTTTTTTAATTCACTTAATTTCCAATTACACAATCTATAATGTCCTTTTATAATAATCTGACCAGTTGGTGCATATATTAACTTATATTGTTTTTCGTTTTCAAATAAACTTAATTGATTTGGATTGGTAGTCAAAGATAAGAATACATTCCTAACTTCATTTTCACTATAAGTATAATCCCTATCTAATGATTTAAATAGTTGGTAAAATTCCTGAAATGTTGGTACTTCATTAAATTCTTCATCCAAAAGATATTCAACTTCCCACTTTAATTCATCCCTCCTTTCTTTCATCCAAAGTTGTTCTCTTGCATCAATTAAATCCATCATTTTATTAAGACTTATATTTTCTTCATACATAATATCTCTTAATAAATCATGTTGAATATTTCCTTCTGAATCAATTGGAATTATTCTTAAAATCATTTCTTTATAGTTTTTAACATAATACTCAATTTCCAACATTGTTCTTTCATCCATTACAGAATATAAATCTTTATTCACTTCAAAATCCTTCATAAATAAATCCCTTGTTTCATCATTTATTCCTTTTTGTTTTATATAATTTGCCTTTTGTTTTAAATTATCATTTGCACGAGATTTTAGATTTAAAGATTCTTTAATATTTTTTTTGATTTTGTTTTTTGGTTTTAATGATGCAATTACAGTATCAATTAATTGTTTACCACTATAAGTATAAAATCGGCTACCTTTATAAGAAATTAAGAACTTACCATTTATGTACCACATCATAAATTCACCATGATATTCATTACCCAAAAATAATAAACCAGGATAATCAGAAGTAGATATTGTTTTATCAACGACTTCTATACCTTCATTCCTAAAATAGTTTTTTATTTTATCATACATTAAAGTTAAAAATTCTTTATAAAAGGGGTTTGTTCGTATATTTGAATTAACTACCACAAAACTCAAATCTGATTCTGTTATATCCTTCAAATCTTTTTTAAGAATATTTCTAATATATTCTTCCCTTTGTTTTTCTTGTTCACTTGCTCTAGATTTTAAATTCAATCCCTCATCTAAAAACTGACTAACATGTTCTTTATTTAATAATTCAATTTTATCAGAAGGTATTGATTTATTAGTAACCATTGAGTACATATCCCGACCACCAACAATACCTTCACCTCTTGCATCTAAATTAATATCAGTATAAAATTTATGGTCAGGTAATTTTTCTGTATCAATCTTAAAAACATATTGTCCCCATCTATGTCTTGATGGTTCAGTTTCAAAAAAAATTAATTTAGGATATGCAAGAGATTTACTCCATTTTTTAAAATCAGTTTCCTTTGGAATTAAACCATTTTTTAGTATTTCCTTAACAGAATCCAAAGAACGAGTTGAATGATATAAATATTTTGGCGGTTTCATTCGTTTAAAATACCAATTTCTGAAATTAATTGTTATTGATGAAGGTAGAACATTAAATACCATTAAGATATTCATATCCTTATAGATTTTATTTTGTATTCTTTTTAAAAATTGTTCTATTTCTTTTTCTTCTTCATCAGATACCAATCTTCCTGAATCCCAATCAAAAAATACTTGATAATATCTAGCATTGTGATAATTCCCATCCCTAATATTTTTTTTGAATCGTTGTCTATATCCTTTTTTTTCTAAAAAAGAATTGATTTTGTCAACTACTGTTTGTATGTAATTTGGATTTATCTCAACTTCATTAATGAACATTATTTTACTTTTTAAGATAAATATTTAGATTTAATAATATGATTAAAATTGCAATATCAAGTAATATTAATTTTTCAGAAAAATCTTTACCAATAATAATACCTTCTTTATTAGAAGTTGGTATAAGTAAAGAAGATATTTATGTTTTTATAAATGGATGTGATATTTATGAAAATAAAACGCAAAATAATATAAATTATTTTTATTTGAATTATAATTCTTATGAATATACTCCATTGATAGAAATAGTTGAAAAAGAGTTAAAATCAGAATATTGGTTTTTAATACATGATACTTGTAAAGTTGGGAAAAATTTTAAAAATTTTTTATATAATATACCAGAAAGTAAACCTGAAAAAATGGCATTAAAAAACAAACCTGCAATGTCAATAGGTTCATATAGATATGATTATTTATTAACAGTTAAAGATAAATTATTATCAATTAAAAATTATGATTTATCAAAAGAATCATTAATGAAATGGAAATTATGGGGAGTTCCTAATGAAGATTATATTTTATGGATGTCTGAACCAAAACCATTCATTTATAATAATGATAATAGATGGGATGTTATAGATTATAAAAATTGGTTTAGTACTAAAACAATAAGGAGAACTGAATATTATTATTCATTAGATTTATATAAAAATAAATCTAATTGGGGACAATCAGTAAATATGGTTATAGATATTTAATAATATGAATATTTTAATAATCGGTGGAGGATGGGTAGGTTGTCACTTGGCAATGAAATTAAGGGATAAACATAATATAACTATTTTTGATAAAAATATTGAATTGTTTTGTGAAACATCCTTTAAAAATCAAAATAGACTTCATTATGGTTTTCATTACCCAAGAAACCATAGAACAAGAATGTTATGTAAAGATACTTATCAAAAATTTATTGATGAATATGGATTTTTAGTGGAAGATGTTAAAAATAATGTTTATTGTGTACCAAATAAATCACTAATAGATTTCGATACCTTTAAAACAATTTTTAGGGATTTTGAATATGATATTTATAATGATAAATTTAGTACTGATGGTTGTATTAAAACAAAAGAAAAATTTATAAATTATAGAGTTGCAAAAGAATTTTTTAATAAAGAACTAAAACATTTATTTAAACAAATTAAGGTTGATACTATTGAAGAATTAAAAAATAATTATGATTTAATATTGAATTGTACCAATAATAATATACCATCTGATAATGGTTATTTTTATGAGTTAACCATATCATTAATAATTGAAAAAATAAAAGATATTAATTTTGATTCATTAACCTTAATGGATGGTAAATTTTTTTCAATATACCCCTATGATAATAATCTTTTTACATTAACTGATGTGGAATATACTCCATTTAGAAAATTTAAAAATATTAATGATTTAGAAGTAGTAAAAAAAGAAATTAATGATAATGTTATTAGTGATATTAAAAATAAAATGTTTAATAAAGTAAATGAATATTTTCCAATAGATGAATATTTTACTTATAAAGATTATTTTTTGTCTTTAAAAGTAAAGAATATAAGTGAATCTGATGATAGATACCCAACCATAATAAAAAATGATAACGTGGTTAATATATATACAGGAAAAATACAGGGAATTTTTACCATAGAAGAATATATAAAAAATTTAATAAATGAAAATACCACTTTATTGTAATAAACTTTGAACAAATGACTAGAAATGAACTTAAATTTTTGTTTAATACCCATTTAAAAAGGGATTATACACCTAATGAATGGATAGTGCATGGTAAAAAAAATTACCATTTATTTGAACATGAAATATTAAATTGTAGTGAATATTTTTTAATAAATAAAAAAGATGTAAAAATTGCACTTTTATTAAGTGGACATATAAGGAAAAATTCAATATATAATAATATTTCAAGTGCACTAAATAGATATGATACTGATATTTTTATACATACTTGGGATAATTTTGGTTTGAAAGGTACTGAAACTAACGTTAATGACCATACCAATGAAAGTGAAATAGAAAAAGAAATACAAAAATTTAATAATGTTAAAAGTTTTATAATTGAAAATAATAAACAATTGATAAATGGTATGGAAAAAAGAAGTGGATATTTTAATTTTTCATCTCCAGAACCTTTTATAAAATCACAACTTTATTCAATTAATAAATCTTATGAATTAATGAATAATTACTCCAAAGAAAATAATATTAATTATGATATTGTTTTTAAATTTAGATTTGATTGTGATATTTTTTATTTTAATTTAAAAAAACATACAATAAATAACATAAAGAATAATAATATTATTTTCACATCAAATAATGATTGCAATCATAGTCACATGGATTATGGAACTTCTTGTTGGGCATGTGATAATATGTATTACAAATATGGATTAAAACATGTTCATATTTTTGAACATACAAATGTTATATGTGATTTATTCGCATACGGAAATCAAAAATCAATGGAAAGTTATTGCAATTTATATAATGTATATGATGAATTAATTAGTGAATTTGAAGAAGAAAATAAAAAACAATTGGAAAAACATAGTAGTAATTTAAAATTAATTAATGGTGATTATAAATTAGAAGGTATGCGTGGACATATTGATTCATTATATTATTACAATTGTTCTTATCCTGAAAGATTATTACAAAAATATTTAAAGGATTATATGTTAGTAGAATCAAGGGATGTAAAATTAAAATTAGTAAGATGAAAATATTAATAGGAAACACAGGTTTAGTAGGTCAAACATTAAAAGAAAAAATAAATTTTGATTTTGAATACAATTCAAAAAATATTGACTTATATAATGTACCAGATAATTGTGATTTATATTTGTCTTGTTTACCTGCAACAAAGTGGTTGGTTAATCAAGATACCAAAAAAGATTTGGAAAATATTAATAATATCATAAATATTATTAATAAATTTAATTACAATAAAATATTTTTAATATCAACAATTGATGTTTATAATGATTCACCTTTAAATAAAGATGAAGATTTTGAACCCATTTTTAAAAAATTTTCTTATGGTGGTAATAGATTTTTATTTGAAAAAATGGTTAAACAATATGTTAAATATAAAAATTTAAAAATTTATAGATTACCAGCACTTTTTAATAATAAAATCAAAAAAAATATTTTATTTGATTTAATCAATAATAACAATATAGAAAAAATAAATGTTAATAGTTTTTATCAATGGTTTAATTTAGATAACTTACATAATTTTATTGAAACCACTAAATTTGAAAATAGGGAGATATATAATTTATTTACAGAACCAATAAATACTAAAGATATAGTAAATTTATTTCCTCAACATTGGGATAAAATAAGAAATTATGGTGAATATGTTATATATAATTATAAAACTAATTTAAATGATAATGGGTATATAGATACTAAGGAAAATATATTAAAAGAAATAAAAACTTTTATAAATGAATTTAACAGTAAGTAATATAGGTTGGGATAATAATGAACTTTTCTTTAGTGAAATAAAAAAACAAGGTTTAAATTTTATTGAAACCATACCTAATAAAGTAGATTTAGAATATAGGAAATTATTGAAAAAATATGATTTAAAAACATTATCTGCACAATCAATATTTTATGGTGTTGAATGTCTTTCTTTCTCTGATGAAAGATTTTTAAAACATTTTGATTTTTTAATTAATTTATCCAAAGAAATGGGTATAAATACTTTAGTACTTGGTTCACCCAAATTACGTCATAAAGATGATTTAAGACACTTAAATACAATCTTTAATAATTTGGATATAAAGTTAAAAGAAACTAATATAAAAGTCTGTATTGAACCTAATGCAAAAATATATGGTGGACAATATTTCTTTACAATAAAAGAAATTGTGGATTTTATAAATCAAAATGATTTTAAGAACATAAAAACTATGATAGATACTCATAATTCTGAATTAGAGGAATTAGATTTCATTGAAGAATATAAATCATATAAAGATTATATTAAACATATACATATTTCTAAAATTGGACTTGAAAATATAAATAATTTTGAATATTATATTGATTTTTTTAAATTATTAAAAAAATATGAATATAAAGATTTAATAACTTTAGAAGTTTTGAATTTGAATAATGAAACTATAAAAGAATTCAAAAAATTAGATATTTATTATTAACTATACTATATGGGAAGAAGAAAACAGAAATTTGATTTGCAGGATGAAATCTATGATATTACACCTGTAAATTTTTTTACCGAACCTGGTAATGTTGATAAAATCAAGATAAATTTTAAACCTAAAACTCAAAAACAAAAGGAATTAATCAATACAATAAATGAAAAGGATATTGTAATTGTTAACGGAAGTCCTGGAGTTGGTAAAACTTTAACAACAATGTACGCTGCTCTTGAATTGTTACGTACTGGAAAGGTTAATCAAATATTAATTACAAAATCAGTACAAACCCTTGATAATGAATCACTTGGGCACCTCAAAGGTGAATTGGACTCAAAGCTCGAACCAATACTTTTTTCATTTATACATAATATTAATAAATTAATAGGTAGAGAAAATTATAACAAATTAAAAAATTTTAATATGTTAAAGGAATTTCCTTTAGGGTATTTAAGAGGAACAAGTTGGGATAATACTATTATAATTACTGACGAAATTCAAAACGTAAGTATAGAAAATGTGCGCACAATATTAACTAGGATAGGTGATGGTAGTAAAGTAATATTATTAGGAGATTCTAATCAAGTAGATAATAAAAAATTGAAAAAAAACACATTAGAAACTCTGATTAAATATTTTAAACCAGAAGAAAGTGTTGGTGTTATTGAGTTTGATACAAATGAAATTGTTAGAAACCCTATTATCAAAAGAGTAGAAACTATTTTTAAATTAATAGAAGAAAATGCAAATATTTAATGAAAAATCTAATTAAATAAAGAACTTTCGATTTTTAATTTTAATAAATCAGTACCCAAAAATTTAAGAAATTCTTCATATCTTTTTATAAAGAATAATATTTCTTCACCAGTCATTTTTTCAGGTTTCCCATCAAAATCAAAATCCAATTCCTCATAATCAAAATCTATTGATGTTTCTTTTATATTATAAAATTTAACATGAATTTTTTCATTAGTTTCAACCTTTAATACAACCCCAAAATAACCATCCTCAACTTTTGAATTAAGTGGTTTATCTTTCCAAGACCACATTGTTGGGTTGCAAATAAAATCACCAACCTTATAAAGTTCTTCTTGTTTTAATTCTTCTACTGTAAAAAATGTTTTCATAATTATCCTTCATCTTCTTCTTCTAAAAAGTTCACTTCCCTTCTTTCATCTCTTCGTTCAGTTAACAAATTATATATATTTTTAACTTTTAAATCAGATTTTTTAGGTTTTCCTTTTGATTTGGGTATGTTTTTATTTTCTAAAACTTTTGAATATAATAATAAATCTTTAAAATTATTAATATTATTATATTTTTCTTTGTTAGAATAAAAATCCTCATATTCCCCCATTACTTTATTATCTTTACCCAAATGTTTTTTTACGAACCATTCATTACCTATTTTTACACAATCTTTTTTTATAAAGAATTTGTCACCTATCATAACACAATCATCTTTAAATAAAAAGTCAATGATTGGTTGTTCACCATAATAAATGAATGCAGAAACTACATCATCTTTAAAAACATAGGTATTATAGGTTTTTGAATAAAAAACTTGAGATTTATCATAAACATTACCATTAATTATTACTGAATTTTCTTTTGGGATATATGAGTTTATATATTCACTATAAATTGAATTTTCTTTTATTATAGTTGTTTTATAAAAATCTGACCAAATACCTTTATAAGTAGGAATCCACTTATAAAAAGAAGAATATACCATAGTATCAGGTGCGCCATAACAATCATAAAAATCTGACCTAATTGCATCTTTTGAATTACAAAAATTACCATCAAAGGTCTTAACTGCCTTTTCAGAATTAATATATTCTTTTGTCCAAGAACAAAAAACCCCTTGAAGAACATAACCTTTTGTTGACTGAAAAAATCTTACAATTTTTTTGGTTGTTTGGTTTGATAATTTATCATAACCTTCATTCAAGAATTTAAAAGTATCAAAATATGGATACCTTTCATAACCATCCCATTTAATAGGTAATAATAATTCTTTATCTAAAATATTACCTTCTTTGTTGATAAATCTATGTTCTTTATGGTTTTGTTCCATTTTAACATATAAATTATTATCAAATGCCCAATTCTTAAAAATTTGTACTTGATTATCTTTAATGGTATAAATTCTATCCATTAAATTATATTTATTACCCATTAAATCAGTTACACCATGCCAAACCAATGCTCTTGCTTCAACAAGTCCATCTATTGAAAGTGTTAACATTTTAACATTTTCAGGATTATTTACATAAATTTTGAAAAACTTTTGTTTTTCTTCTTGACGCATACAAGATTTCCACAAAGTTCCAACTTTACCATATTCTAAAGAGTAATTATATTCTAAATAATAATAAGGTATATTATTTCCCTCAACCAACTCTAAAACCTCACCAACCTTTCTTTTTGATGAACAAATATTTGAGAATATTTCTATATCTTTATCAAGATATTTTTTATTAAAAAACTTCATAACAAATCTACCTGGTTTTATAACTTCGGTTTTTTTACCTTCTTTTAAAAGGTAATGAATAGTTCCATCAATCAACCTAACATCATAAAATTCAGAATTAAAAAAGTCCTTTTTGTTCATAGTTATTACATGATATAAATCTGAACAAATAATTGAGGTTGTACGGTTATTTTTTAAGGTGTTTTTTAAAGTGTCATTTATGTAAAACATGTAAAAGTTTTTTAGAAACTTAAATAAAAAAAATTAAAAAATCAAATTTATTTTTTTACTATATATTTATTAACAAAAAAATATGTTTGTACCAAACCACCTACACATTTTGGTTAAAGGGTTTATTAATAACCCACCAATGAAAGAAGAAGAATTAAATAAATGGTTTATTGAATTAGTTGAAAAAGTAAGAATGAAAGTTGTTGCAGGACCCACTTCTGTATATGTTGAGGAAGAAGGTAATGAAGGTTTAACTGGAACTATTTTAGGTTCAGTTACACTTGCAACTAGTCATGCTGGAATTCAAATTTCAATGCATGTGTGGGATTCTACAACACCACCAATGTTTCAATTTGACCTTTATTCTTGTTCTTGTTTTACTCCAGAAGAAGTTATTGAACATCTTAACAAATTTGATTTAGTATCTTATGAATGGATGTTAATAGATAGAAATAAAGATATAAAAGTTATAGAATCAGGTAACAAATGAAAATAAAAGATTTATTACATTTTTCATGGTTAATTATGGATATTTTTTGGTTATTAGGTATTAAATTAGTTGGTACTTTTATGGTAATACCTACAATTATTTTAACTATTTTAGTTTTAAAAGAATCAAAATTAATTTCAATAGAAACAATATTTGCAAATTGGACTGTAATGAATATACTATGGATGTTTTCCGATTTTTATGGTATAAACAATTTTTATTCAAAAATATTCTTAATATCTGGTTTTATTATATTTATATTTTATTTGGTGAAAGAATATTTATATATAAATGGCATCACCAAGAAAGAAAAATATTAATATACAACCTGAAATTGCATACAAAGATTTAAGGTTTAAATATTGGAATGGAGTTACAAGGAATAATGGTTTCTTACCCCAATCAGTATTACATGAAGATATAGATAGGGAAGTAATTAATTATTTTAATGAATTACCACTTACTGTTGGTGATGAAAAAATACCTGTAATATTTTTAACCATACAAAGATGGGGTGAATTCACTAAAACCTGGCAATTTACTGATGAGTTTGAAAATATAAAAATACCATTTTTATCAATTGTAAGACAACCAAATGTTGAATTAATGGAAAATGATTTCACAATTCCTGATAGAAAGACTTTTCCTTTTATCAAATTACCTATATGGGATGGTAATAGAAAGGGTGTGGATATTTACAAAATTCCACAACCACCAAGAATAATAATGAAATATCAAATTTCTTTTTTCTCAACAAAAATGAGAGAAATAAATATGATAAATAGAATAATGGCACAACAATTTACATCAAGACAAAGTTATATTTTGGTAAATGGTCATTACTTTCCCCTTCTTTGGAATGGAACAAGTGATGAAAGTCAAATTGATAATGAAAATAAAAGATTTTATCATATTACTTTTGATATAGATTGTGAGTGTTATTTAATGGATACATCTGAATTTAGTCGTGTTGAATTAGTTCCAACAATCAATCGTTCTTTTTTAACTACTGAATTAACAAATTCGTTAATAAGACGTCCAGTATTTGATAAAAATGGTAATGAAACTACACTTTATTTTTATTTTGAAGTACCCCTAACATCAACTTTTACTTTTTTAGATTCTAATTATAAATTTTCAGAAGTTACATTAGAAAATATATCATCTTATCAATTTAAAATTAATAATAGTAACGTTTCTTTACCCTTTGATGGATTTTTAGATTCTCAATTATCAATTGCGATTGTTAAAACCAACTCATCTTTACCAGCGAAAATAATTCTTCAAGGTATTGATTTAGGTTCAATTACTTAATGCAAAATAAATCAATTAATTTGATTTTTATGTTTTTTTTACTTAGATTTCTAAAAATCAAATTTTATTATGGAAAAAAACACTATTATCATTTCCAAAACAGAAGTTATTGAAAGATTTCAATCTATGAAATCAAAGATTGGTAAGATATTATATAATATTTTAACAAGTAAAGATAAAAATTCATTACAATTTTTAAATGAAAATTATCCTAATTTCATTTCCTTAAAAAAAGAAGATAATACAATATCCTACATAACAAACAAAAAATCAGAAGAATTTTTGGTATTAACAAAAAGAGATAATCAACCAATCGAGGAATGGTATAAATTATGTTGGATTAAATCAAGACAACATTGCAAAATTTCAAGATTTATTTCACTTTTAATTAAAAATTTAAATGAATTTGATATTAAAGAAAAGGATATACAAGACTTTGTACAAGAATGGGGAAAATTTTTGGAAGATGACAAAGAATTTTTAATTGTTAAAGGAAAAGACATAAAATTTTGGTATAATAATGTTAATTATGCTAATCCTGAAAATGTTGATTATGGTGGTAGTACTCTTTGGAAATCTTGTATGGCACATTCTTCAAAGAACAATTACATGGAACTTTATTCCGTAAATCCACAATTTTCACTTTTAATTTTAAAAGATTCAAAAAATAAAATTTGGGGTAGAGCATTACTCATAGAAAGTGAAAATTTAAAAGTAATGGATAGGGTATATTTCATTAATGAATATATCTTAGAAAGATTCCGTGATTGGGCAAGAAAAAATGGTTTTATCCAAAAAAATGAACAACGACATGATTCTTTCCAAAATTTTTTGGTTGAAGAAAATGGAAAAGAAATAGTAAAAAAATTAGAGTTACATTTTTCAATTAATGAGTTACCAAAAAATAAATTTTATCCTTATGTAGATACATTTTTTTATCTTTATAATGAAAAATTAATATTAAGTAATTATAAATCAACAGAATTAGGTAAAAGGTACTTAGAACTTAGAAATGCAGGTGGTACACCTTCTAGCGAGCAAGGTTATTGTGAACATAATCAAAAATGGTTCAATTATAGTGATTTAAAAAAATGTTTTATAACAAATAACTTTTATCATTATTCTTTTATTGTTAATTATTTAATTAATGGTGAAGAAAAAACAATATACAAGGATTTGATTGTACCTTCAAAACATTTAAAAAGAAATTTATTGAAAACAGAAGCAATAAAAGTTCTATTCGATAATGACTGGGTAACAGAGGGGGATGTTGTTTTCTCTAAATTCCATAACGGACATATCTTAAAAAATAAATCAATTCCTAATCCTGATGATAAAAATGATTTTGTTCATTCCGACAAAATGGTTTATTCAATTAGATATAAAAAACATATCTTAATGACTGATAATGTGGTTAAAACTATCAACGGAGTTTGGATGTATGATAAAGATTGTGAAAAAATTAATGGTTATTGGATGGATAAAAAAGAAATTGTTGAAATTCTTGATAAGGAAAGTGGACAAGTTGTAAAAGTTTCTAAAAAACACTTAAATGAAGAAGGTAGTTTAAATGATTATTATAGAAGTATATATATTCAAGGTGAGGTTATAAATAAATTTAGAAATGCATTTCATACTTATACTGATATAAAAGATTTATATTATAAGTAACCAAAATCCTTTAATTATATATTCTTATTTCAATAAAAATTGGAAAACCAAAAGGAACACCACTATTATTGTCTTTATCTCTTGAGAAATATCTAATTTCAGAATTTGATTGCCTACGACCATAAAAACTATATATACTAGAACCACTACCTATATAACTTGCTGATTGTATCCATGTCTTATTACTTAAAAATGGTGCAGATGACATATTTAAACTATAATAAGTGGAATTATCTACCCATTGAATATCATTAATCCCATCACCAGACCCATCACCAATGGTGTTATCCATAACAATTAAATTTATTACGCCACCTGAATTAAATGTTACTTGTGCAGTGTAAACTTTATAATTTTTTAAAGGTAAAATATAATGATTACCATCATTTCTATTAAAAATAGCAGTGTCTCCTGAAAGTGTTGCTCCAGTTGTACTACCTAAATAATCCGTTTGATAGGCAATACCATTTGAATCTGCAATAACAGTTTTATGGTTTTGTATAACCCCACTTTTATTACTTAATTCTGTTATTTTTTTTCCTGCCATTTATTTTATTTATAAATATAACAAACAATTATTTTGTCCATCATT